TCTGGACGAAATCTATAAAAAGAACTTAAATTATATCAAATTCAAGAAAAAACAGTGGAAATCACATATTTTTCAACAAAAAAAGGCTTGATATTGTCGTATCAAACCTATGCTCTGCTAATGGTGCCATAGGAGCACAAATAAACTCGCATTTTTTTATGAAAACACTTTAAAGTGTTCTTTTGTCCATCAACATACCTTTTAGAGGACAACGGAGGAAAGTGTAGGACAATGAAAGAAAAGTGTTCTTTTGTCCATCAACATACCTTTTAGAGGACAACGGAGGAAAGTGTAGGACAATGCAACATATAAAATATTAAAGACAACCTTACTATAAAATAGAGTGGACTTGCTTTGTTTGCTCCCCTCTCGCCTTGACGTCATAAATGCACCACACCAACCACAAGCCAAATTGTTTCCCTTGAGCCGAGAAAAACTTTACTTAACTATGAATTGGCCATTGCTGCCTATAATCGAACCTTGTATATTTGGAGCATAATCTTTGTTGATATGAAAGCCATTTGGTATATTTATCGGCTTTGGCTCTTTTGATAAAAAATAATTATTGCAATAGAACTTAATAGTTTTCAAATTAAAGTTAATATCAATAATATAAGTTTCGTAAATGTCAATTCCATTTTCTTCACCACGTTTTTCTAAATAACCATATAAACCACTTGATCCTTGATGAGCTAAGACAACCTCGCCATTATCACCTTCTAAACAAGGAACAATTTGCATTGTTGCCCATATATCATATTCGCCTTGGTTTACCTCAGTCGTCGAACCCATATATTGTTTTGCACTATACCCAACACCTGTATACTTTGCCTTTTGGTTTGGTAGTTTTAATATTTTGTCAATTATATAGCGAATAAAATCACAATATGGGGTGGAAAGATTTGTGCCGAGTTTTAACCCTGAAATTAAATAATAACACGCTTTAACATATTCTTTTTTGTATACATAAATTGTTCCACGCAAAATGTTTGTATGTGCAGTAATAAACATTATTTGTTCGTGCGGTGCTTGAGGCGGTATCAAATGTTTTAGCATTTGCTCTGCCTTGTCTAAATCTTTTTCAAAACCCATAGCACCAAAGATAAAGCAAGAAATCATTGATAAACTTTCCCAAAAATCAAGTTGACAATCTTTACCACTTCTTTGTTTGTTTGCAAATGTTATGCTTGATTGCATCGTCCAAGGGTGTTGTTTTTGAACTTTTTCAAACTCTTTTTCGTCCATGATAAAATTCTTACCGAAAATTTGTTTTCCAGACATTCCACCGAACTGCGACATTAACTCTTTTAATACGGGGTCATTTTTTGCACGCTCCATTTCCTCTGCAAGACCTGATAATGTTTCATCATCATCCACTTCATCATATTTTGTTCTGTTTGATTGTAAAAATTCATCTTTTGCGAGAGTTGACTTTAACGTTTCAACTTTCTTATTGAGATTAAAATGCCATCCACCAGTTAGAAAACCAATAGCACCACCTATAAACAAAGCAATTTCCTTGTCAAGATATGAAAACGCAAAAATTGTTGCACCTACGCAAGCCACTCCAGCACCAATAGCAACATATAAGTCCATTCCATAATTACTATCTTTGTATTTCCTTGAAAACGACAAGCATAGATTCAATGCTGTATGACAACCAAACCACATCAATAATCCCCATAAAAACCACATAATATTTCCCTCCTTTTGAATGCATTTATTTTACACTTTTTCATAGCAGTCCAGTGTTATAATCATTGATTCATTGCGCCACTTCATTAAGATCCTTATCAAAATCAATACCATCATTTCTCATTTCGTTCATTCTTTGATTCATTGCTTTTTCAATTTGTGTTCTCTTTTCTTCAATGGTTTTACTATTCCAATCGTCATTTTTTGTTTGTTTGTGAGGTACTTTCTTATCTTGTAGTGGCATAAAAAATAACATTAATTCATTAACAATGTACAAATTTTGTGGCTCTACTCCAAGAGTGTCCGCAATAAAAGTATTAATGACTATAACGATAATCAAAGTAATCCACCAATACAATCATGGATGCTTTATTTTTCTAAAAGGTCTTTTTCATATTGATCTCACTATCATATTATTAACCTAAAAACCATAGAAAACTGTTCTAAATTTAATTATCATTTGATCCCAAACAGTGTCTCCTTCGAATTTATAGATGTTGTTTTTAAGGTGCTCTATTGATTTTAGTCTGTAGATATGCTTTTCATTTTCATCATTCATGTCTATAGAATTCACATAATTAGGATTCCCACAAATTTTGTAATATGGAATTATAATGTCAAACTGACATATCAAATATGATAAAAATTCAAGATATTCCATATAACTATTGAATAGTTTTTTTTCATTATATTTACTTATTTCTAGATGAATGAAATGTACCAACTCGAACTCACGGTTATTTAATTTTCTTTTAGCATCTACCAAGTTTACAACTCCATTTACTATCTGCATTGGTGATAAATATCCAGGTTTATTTTTCTTAATTTTTCTAATAGAAAAAAGGAAACTTAACATTTTTCTCACCGTCCTATATCGTGGTTTATTATAAATTATATCTTATAAAATCTCTTCAATTTTACGTTTAAAATGGCTAGTAAAATTTATCTCCTCATAACTATTGCTTATTATTGGTCCATAATTTACATGTTTTATCTCAATTCCGTTTTCAAAAAACCACTCACACAGCATTATGGATGAATTATTGGAATATTCTGCAACTAAATATCTTTTTGGAGTATTCAATGTTTCAATCATTACCCTTATTTTCCCAATAAACATATCAGTACTTGGCATCATTAAATAATAATTACATGGAATATCGCCCATAGTTGTTTTCTCGCAAGAGAAACACTTATCAAATGATTGTCTAAACATTCTTGATAATTTGCTCTTTGTTTCTTGACTAACAGATTTCCCCTTATTAATAGCTTCTTGATTCCATGCTGTAAAAAGCTCCTTGTGAAGTCCATCAAGTAGTTCTTTATTCTTTGAAGCACTATTTGTTTTTGATAATTTAGATTTGTTAGCTTTCAACTCTTTAATAGCTTCTTCATTACCCTGTGAAGCAGATTTCTCCCACCATTCAATGGCTTTCGGTTTATCATCTTTATCATAAAAGAAATAACTAGCTAAGTAATTTTGTGAGCGATCATGATTGTTTTCATTAGCCAATCTTGTGAAAATCTTGATTGCTTCTGGTTTAGTATTTTGGTTTTCGAATAACAATACTGCTTCATTAAAGTCATTAACTTGTTGAGTTTTTTCTTTTACAATCTTTTCAATTTCTTTATAATAATTTCCCATATAATCATCGGTTTGATTAGTTGTTTTTTCAATTTCCCCAAGCTTTTCTTGCATTGTTTGATTCATCCATATTAATCCATCCCCTGACCATGATGCTTCTGGTTTAGTCTTCTTTATGATTATGGTATTAATATGATCAATTAAAGGTGTTCCCACAGTATTGTTCTCTAATGATAATGAATCTATATTACTTAATTCCACATCACCATAACTAATAAGTTTTATTTCTTTACCTTTTTTATCAAAAATACGTTCGTAAAGTGTATACGAGGTTCCAAATGGTTCTTCTAGTGAAAAATACCTGTATTGATTAGATGACGAATTAACTACTATTAAAGCTGAAATATCATCTATTTGTTGATTATTGTCATCGGACCCAAATATAAATACTGCATATTTAATTTTTCCTCTCGCAAATGTTTTCCTTTTGCAATCCTTGAGACTTAGGCTAAATTTTCTTTCAACATCATCAATCGAATTTGGTGTATTTTTTTGAGATGTTGTATTTTTAGTAACATTTTTAACAGTCATATATCGCCAAGAAACGAATAACCATAATGCTGGTGCTGAATTAACAGTGGTGTCTGCATCACCAGGAAAAATCGCATAATAAATAGTCATAAATATTGCATAAATTATAATCCAATTTAATAATGCAAATAAAAAAGCTTTGCCACGAGTTACCTTTCCACGTAGTTTAACAAATATTACAGGTCCTATCATATAAAACAAGCCAGTTATTAGAATGAGCAATAAAATTTCCATAATCCATATACCTCATGTTTTCAGTTTTCTGATTTTTTGTAAAACATGTTGTTGATTTACTTATTATTCAAGATATTCATTTGTTTCTTTAATTTTTCAATTGCTCTACTCTCAATTTGTCCTACACGCTGCTTCGAAATGCCAAAATATTGGCCAATTTGTTCTAGTGTTTTTTCATCAGATTCTATTCCAAATTTCATTTTAATAACGGTTTGCTCTCGTTCATTTAATACTTGCAAAATTTCAATAACATATTCTTCGAGTTCTTTTATCTTATTGTATTCTTCAGGATCCGGGTTGTTTTTATCTTCAGTAGAATCCTTAAGAGTAGAATCTCCATCTCCAATTGGATTATCCAATGATAAAGTATCCTCTATGTATAGATTAATCATTTTTAATGTAATTATTGATATTCCAGTGATTTTGGAGACAGTTTCAATGTCTGGTTCTATGCCGTGCTCATTAACATAGTTTCTTTTAACTCTTCGAACTTTAGATAACATATCATAAACATGTGCTGGAATCCGAATAGTTCTTGAATTGTTAGAGATTGACCGTGAAATTGATTGTATAATCCACCAAGTTGCATATGTCGAGAACTTAAACCCTTTCTCAACTTGATATCTATCTACAGCTTTCATAAGCCCCATTGTTCCATCTTGAATAAGATCCATGAATGGCACATTGGAATATGTATATTTCTTAGCTACACTCACAACCAATCTTAGATTAGCCACAATTAATCTGTCTCTAGCTTCTTTTCCTAGTTTGCTAATCTTTTCATCTGCAGAATCACGAGCCATTGATACCCTTTTAGCAAGTTCGATTTCTTCTTCTCTTGTCAGTAACTTAACTTGTCCAATATCCTTTAAATAGATACTTAATGGATCACTTAAATTAACAAAATCTTTTGGATTTGATAATTCTTCTTCAATTATCTCCAAATCAAAAATGGTTGGTTCTTTTTCCAATTTCAATTGTTTCTCCTATTCTATTTTTTGTATTATGTGTTGATATATGAATTATACACATCTAAATTAACTTGTCAAGGGGTATTTAGTTGTGATTTTTTCCATAGTATAAATCCCCCGAAAAAAATTGACTTTTTATTAATATTATTATATCATGCAATATATTCATTTTTCATGCTAATTAAAAAAATGGACACTTCCACAGAAAGCGGTTTAGCCCATTTTTTTTGATTATGTCTTTTTGAAAAGATTTATTCTTGCCTCAATTTGGTTCGTAATATATTTTTTGATGAAAACACTTAAAAGTGTTCTTTTGCCCACCAACATACCCTTTGGAGGACACAGTGGGAAACTGTGACCCAAAAACACTATTGTTAGTTTTTAAAATGAACAATGATTAATGAAGGTATTATGTCTCATGTGTCATGCTGCGTTCTATTACTTAAAAAGAGTTACTTTAAAATTTGGACTAGTCATCACTATCTTCATCATCAGAATCATCTAAATCCTCATCATCATTTTCATCATCCAAAGGATCTCCATTTCTAAGTCTTTTAAGAAACTCTTCATTCTGTTTACCTAGTGATAAATATGGTTCTTTAACCTCAAAATAACCACATTCGATACAATCAAAACAAGTTTCAGTTTCCTTAAGTTCTGCACCGCATTCTGGACATTTCATATTTTTCTCCTTTTAAAAATGTTATATGTAACACTCGCACCATTTCTTCAAATGTAGGGATTGATGTTAATTAAAGTTTAAACTTTTGAGTTAAACGAGTTTAATAGATGTTCGGGATAGACCTCTGTAAAAAAGTGGAAACACTAAGTATGACATTTCTTTCTTTAAGTAATAAGCTAGATAGGTTCTTTGATAATCAATGGATTCATTTAATATTCTTTGCTAACGATACCAAATCACTACAAGAAATCAATTCAACTCTTATTCGTGATTTTCTTGCTTCATCCAATACTGCAGATGTAAATCCATTGAGGGAAACAAGTATACCATGATCATAATCTTGACTTGCAATAACACCAATCAATGCTCTAAAATCATTGGGTCCAACTGGATTAGAATGCTGTTTACATTGTATACCTGTTTTTTTCCCATCCTTATTGATAACCACATCAATTCCACCATCTCCGGTTGCTTTTGTTACTACAGTGGAATAACCTAACAACGAGTATAAATTTGCAACTTCTATTTCAAATTGACGGTGTGTCAATAGTTTCCAATATGTAGGACGAGATTTATCTGTTGCGTTTTTATACGTTTCTATAGCTGAATTGAACTCGTGTATTTTTTTTTCGAGATTTTTGTCTACGATATCATCTTTATTCTTACAATTAAGATTTTTCTCAAATTGCTTTTTTTTCCGTTTTTCAAAATCCGTTAAAGCATACAACTCTATGAAAAATAGTTTCTTTATTATAATTGGATATGCTATCGTTGCCACTAACATAAAAAAAACAAAGAGTGATGATCCTTCCCCATAATTATTTAACCTTCCCCATAAAATAAATGTAATAGGAACAAAAAACAAAGATGGTATGACACAAGCTTTGACTACGCTTTTATTATGTTTTTGTTTTTCTTTAAAAATATAATCACTAATTTCATTATATTTTTTTATTTGACTTTCGTATATTTCAAGACTATTATCAGTTAGTCCAAATTCAATTAATTGTGGTTTATTCATAAAAACTTGTTGATTTCAGCTATAAAGTACTTACCCCATAATTCTACTTTTACTGGTCCTATTCCTTTTATATTAAGCAATTCTTTTTCATTCTTTGGTATTTTTTCCACAATTTCTAATAATGTTTCGTTGTTAAATACGTTATACAATTTATCTATCTTATTATATGCTGCAATCTTTTTACGTAACTCCTTTAAAAAATTTTCAAATTCTTCTTTATTTATCAAGGTCTCTTTTTTTGGTTGAAGTGGCTCTAATTGCAAGAATAACCGGATTTTATTAACAAGATATAATCCAAACAACTCAACTCTCTTATGGTCAATCCCAGTCACTTCTAGTAGGCTTTCTACCGTTATTGGTTTTTTGATTATTATATCTTCTATGGTTTTGTCATTATACACAAGATAGACCGGTGTAATCTTGTTATATTTTGAAATATTTTTTCGTTCACTCTTTAGCATATCGACAAATTTACTATTTTCCTTAAAGGATTCATTCTTCTTCTTACTTGAGTCAAATGCAATATTATTATAATTTGATTGATCTATATTTCTACCAAGTCCCTCATCGAGATGCTTTAATATATCAATAATATCATCACGATAATAAGCTTCAATCTCTTCGTTTTCAATATATGCTAATCCTCTAGTTGACACTTGATGTTCCTCTGCAGATGTAAAAAGTATTAAATTCGGTTTGCTTGTTTTTGGATCTCTTAATCCATAATGATCTACACCTTTTTGCATTTTCATCAAGTCGTTTTCAGTTAATACTGTTTTTGGACCGTATCTTTTGCATTGAACACCATATCTATTAGATTTGTTTTCTGGATACCACAATAAAATGTCTACTCCATAGTCGTTTTTTTCTGTTATTTGTCCTTCATAACTTTGATATTCTTTAAGATATCTAAAAACAAAGCGTTCGAACTCTTCTCCACTTAGTTCGTCAACTTCCTTAATCGATTTTGGGTAATCAAACTTTCTTTTCATACCTAACTTAATGTCGATAGCCATATTATTCCCCTTTAAATAGTATCTTTAGAAATAATTATATCATTTGTTAATTGTTTATTAAACATTTGAATTTAACTATACTTATTTGATCATCAAAAAATTGATAGTTGTAATTTTTCCATCTGATTATATAGACCAGATAAAATATGGTTAGTACATCGTTCACTATGTTCTAAAATAGATATAGATATGTACTCTGAATAATTTTTATATCCTTCACCGATGTAGAGAATCAAACCAATAATTGACATTGATGAATCGAAGAAAACTCCACCATAAAAACTCCAATAATTATTTGAGGTTTTTCTTAAAAATCTTGATATATCCCTATATAACTCATATTGCTGTTCAGTTAGTTGAAACCACTCTTTTGAAATATGCCTTCTTTTGCTATAGTCATTGAGACCTAAACTGTTAGTATCAGTCACATTTGGTTCTTTTAACTCAAGATGCAATCTGTAGATTATTCTTCCAAAGAAGTTACTTATCATATCGGAAATTCTTACTCTTAAATCATCATCAGATCTAACTTGAGTTAGTAAACCATAACACTCTTTTTCAGCAGCTGCATATGTATTTTCTTCAACATCTATTGTTAATGAAACATTTTCTTTTTCAATGTTAGCGACATTGATAAACTTATTAAATCCTTTAAAAACCTGAGAGTAACTCCATTTATAGTCAATTCGAATGATTCTTTCGGGCATAACAAGTTTGCCAAATACTTGAAGCATATTTTGTATCGCCATAGCTTGTTCCTTGGTTCTCTCGTACTTCATTGTAATCTCAAGACTGCTTTTAAATACTTCTTCAATTTTCATTTTTATCACTGACGTACTAACAAAACCTTTTTCATTAACTAATTCATTTAAAATACCTGGAAATCGGTGATGGAATAAATACTTGATGAAGATATACTTAAATGTTGGGATACTGAATTCATTCTGAAAAAACACATTAATATTATCTTTAATCCACCCATCTAGAAATTGCTCTACTAGATACTCCGTTTTACTTTGAATAACAACTTGGACAAAAACTGGTTGGATAATTAATAATTTAAACAAATCTTGATACATACTAAGTGCATAACCACTTAAGCTTGCAATGCCATGTCTGTAAAATCTTGTATTTATTGTGGTTCCTTTTAGTTCTTTGTTATTTGATAATCCAAACAAATTCTTGTATTTTAATTCAAACACATTTAATAGTTTTTCTATTTCATTTTTTGATTGTGCGCTATACCCAAAAAACGTACCAATGTACGAGTCGCTTTTTGATTCATCATGGATATTTAATCCAGATAGCTTATTTGAAATTTTACGATCGTGAAATGATTCATCATAGAAAAATTCATACATTATTTTCACCGTCAATTTATTCAAACACATTTTTCTCTACTTATAAAAAATGTTCTTGTATTTAATTATTCAATTTTGTTAAGTACTTCTCGAATTTTACTATTTTCTCTATTTTCTTTGTTTGGATGTTTGGTAGTTAAGTGTAGTGCATTACTATCATTAAAAAAGCCATAGATGTCGTGAATCCTTTGCTTCAAAAGAGTTCTAACTGTATTGTACAAAATATAACGATTATTGATTAAGAAATCATTACAAACTCCCCAACCACGAGACACTATTTTATCTTCTTCAGCTTTCTCCATTTGCTCAAAAACAGATTCTTCATCACTCAATATGTAACCTATTCTGTTCTTATTCGAGTATGTAAAGTATTTCACACTCACACCAAACATATTATTATCCTCAAATTCTTTGTGGTACCAGTATACTCCTTTGCTACCTGTCAGATAAAAAGTTTTTGAATTAGGAATTGCCATATCAACAAATTGTTTGTATGATTTTAAGGATAACTCGTAAATTCTTTTCATGTTGATTAATAGGTGTTCTTCCAACTCTTTATGCCATTCTTGTGGGCTTGGAAGTTTGAATTGTCTTTTTATATCAATAACATTTCTCTTTGTCAATTCTTTGAAACTCAAGTAAACCAACAAATCATCATGATGCAATAGATACATCTGATTTTCGTTTATATCCTTATGATCATACGACTTCATTCTGTTGGGTATATAGGTCGATATCATATCTACAATCAAATTTCTTCCAAAATATCCGTTTATTCCATTGATAAATAATCTCTGAGCTATTTTTTCATTGCCCTCAAGAGAATTTGATCGTATGATATATGAAAAATATGAAAACAAGGGAAGTATTAAGTCTTCAATTTCCTTAAGCGAAATTATTTCTTTATTATAAAATGCTGAATTATTATCTCCATTTAGCAAACCTCTTCTAACCATGCTATCAATGAAAGAATATATATTGTCACTAAGGATTTCAATACTTAGATACTCAGTAGGCAAAATATTTGTTTTGAAAAATTGCTCAACTACAGTATCAATCGCTTTGTTGACAATTCCAGTAGGAGATAAGTCATCCTTAATATCGTTAACTTCAAAGTTAGCTGTAAATATAGTATGATTTGAATACATATAACTTTCCATGCCATCGAATTCTTTTAAATGTGGTTCGCTTCTACCTGCTAATATAGGGAAAATACCAAATTGCTCTGAACCTTCATGATTTGAATGTGCTAAGCCTAAATTAATGGTATCTGGAGGGAAATAGTACTTTTTAATATATAAAAAATCTTCGTCAAAAACTTTGTTTAGTCCTTTAATTGCAATATCAAATTCCCTTTTTTGATTATAACTTTTAATTGGAAACTGACTTTTTAATCTTATGGACTCATTGTAAACTTTTATGTAAAAATCATTTAAATCAGTAAGGATGTTATTAGTATCCAATTTGATAGTCATATCATTTTGATTCACTATTATATCTCTATTAGAATCAATGAAACTGTCATCTATATAAGCGAAATATATCGTATTCTTTTCATCAACATAGAAGAAAAAACCAGTATCAAACGTTATCTTCTCACGAAGATAATTGAAAAATTTAGTGTCAAAACTAATATGATATTTACCAGTTTTTTCATTTTTAAGTACATTAGTTATGTGTTTAATCTGAACTTGAAAGTTTTTTATGGGAACTCCATTATTTCCTACAACAGTAAAAAATCCATCAATATTGGGTGTTCTATCATTGGATGAAAAATAGCATTTGATATTCTTATGTCTTTGCAATACACTTTGAACTGTATAAATAGCATCATCTTCCAAGAATGATGATGGTGTAATTTTTCCTATATTGGACAAAATACCAACTCCTTTAGAATATTATACCATTCTAATTACCTTAGAATCTATATGAATAAAAAAGTATCAACCGAAAGATACGATTGACACTAGTTATGAAACTTCAGTTATTCAGTATATTTATAGTAGCTTCTATTTGATTACTTATAAATTTATTCAAATCACCATAGTTGTTAATTATAAATTCTTTTGCTTCAATACTAAGTTCTCTAGTGACCTCTTGTTTAGCTAGGACTAGAGCGGTTTTCTGTGCTTCCCTATCGAATGTACCACTCTTCTTTAAAGACTCCACATAGGTCTGAAATACGACTCTAACAGCACGTTCTACGCTCGATGTTATTGAAGATAATATTCTTCTTGCATGATCATCTTTAATCTTACTAGTGAGGTATTGAATTAGTTTTGTTCCACCAAGTGTAACCAGGGGCAAGACCACTGTAGTAACAATAATTCCGATAATGGATGTGACTATTTCATTCATATGTTCCTGGTCTCCTTTGCTGGACTATGTCTTTTGGATAAGTTTTTAACATCACTTTCTAGGATTGCGACTCGTGTGTTTAAATCAGAAAACCCATTATCGAGTTTATCCATTCTTTTCTCAATACGCTCTGTACTAGATTTGATATAACCCAAATCAGAAATCAGAATGCCTTCGTTCTTTCCTGCATTCTTATCCTCTCTTCTATCAGCTCTTCGAAAGGCTAGATAAGCAAACAGAATACTTGAGAAAGTACCGGAAACACCAATAATCATTAAAGTAACTTCTAGCTCACTCATGCTGGAGCACCTCATCTCTTATTTCTTTGATTTCTAGTAAAAATTGTCTTAATGTTGATAGATATGTTCCATCATCTGATTTATCCCAATTTGTTTTTAGTTCATCAATACGCTTCATCCAATCATCTGAAAGTATAAGCGTATAGTCACCAGTTTCAAGATAGGTATCAAGAATCGCTCTGATTCTTAAGATATGGTACGCTCTTTTTACGAGCATATTATCCTTATTGATGATTTGATCGTAATATTCAATAACAGTATCTAAGTATTTGTCGAGATAACTGGTAAAATCAGTTTCTACTAATTCATTGAATTCATTCTCAAATAAAGGATTTAAATAGACAAGATGTTCTTTTGCATTGATGATATCATCTGCATGAAGTCGGTTATAAAGGGGGATGTTAGAATTCATTTCCTGTCTTTTACAAAAATCTTCATACCCATAACCAAAAATATCAATACCTTCAAGTGATGTATGAATCAACCCTTTAAATCCGCTCAACACCACTGTAATATCGACATCAGAGTTACTTGATGTTGTGTGGTATGCAATGGATCCACAAAAATAGATAAACATCACTTCATGTTCTGGAAACATATTGACCACAATCGTTTTCAAACGTTCCTTATCAAGGATGGGTTTATTCTGATTCATAAGTATGTTCCTCGACTTTTTCTAAATCATCAGCTGAGTCATCAAACCCAATCACATTTTCTTTAAGCCACAAATAGGCTAATGCGATGGGATTTTCATCTTTAAATAAATCGAAATCTTTAACCGGTACTTCGATGTCAACAGCTTCCAAAGGATTAAATCCATTGATACGTTTGTCTTTATCCAAGTAGGATGCTAAACAAATGACTACTTTTTTATCCCTATAATTGAGAGTGACTCCAATAATACGGTGATAGTTGACGTTGATTCCAACTCTTGATTCTAAACTTTTGATGATTGCCATTGTTATGTCCTCTTCTTTCTATAAATTGAGATTTGAAGTGTATCTGGAGAACCAAGGTTCAATCCAGGATTAATATAAAGTCTACCGATTTCTCCATCAATCACGTGGACAAATTCTGCTATAGCAACTGTTGGGCTTGAGTCATCAGATAGCGTTGTAATAGATTTCCCTTTTGCAACCCAACTGTAGGTAGTTGTGGTGTTGGATTGAAAGGTTGGGATTAACTCTAGGGTGATTGTTTTCGTGATTCCAAATGTTGGTGTTTTGCTACCTGAGAACTGATCGTTTATATAGAACGTGCTTGCTGCTCTTCCGCTCATCCTGGTTAGTCCAGTATTGTAGTCATCATCGTATCTTAGGCTCATGTAACTACCTAGGAAGTAAGAGCCTCCTGAAGACATATAGTTAATATATGAAGATGAAGTATCACTCACTGTTCCAGCTGTAGATGCGAGAATGTAAATTTCATAGATGTAGTTGTTGTCGAAAATGTGTGAGACAGTTTGATAATACAATGTTCCTTGATAGGAATATACAAGTTCTCCAATACCACCACCTACTTTTACTACAGATGAATTGCCTCGAATGAACAGTTCATTGGTTGTAGTATTAAACCCCATTTCGCCTACATAAAGCAAATTTGAAGTTGTCGGATTAGCAGTACCTCTTTTAACACGAATAATTGCCATTAATACGTTCCACCATCAATAGTTGATGCGTGTGTCAATACAACATCCTTATCAAGACCAACGAAAAAGATTTCTTTATTTGGTGTGTAAGTTGTATTTATTTCTTTAAAGAGTACTAACCCTGAAGTGATTGTTTTCGCTAAGAAGTTTGTTTTTGTATCTGTAAATACCATAGCAGTACTCGCTGATACGGAAACATTCTTGGCATTTGCAATTCGAGTTCTTTGGTCATCTGTTAAGTGAAGATTGCTTGATACGTGGGCATTATATGCCGTTGTCGATACACCACCCAATTCGGATAAAGTAATCGTTACAGCTCCAGTTTTAGCGTTTACCGAGGTGACTGGACTAACATCCGGGATGATTGATGATGGTAGTTTTCCATCTGAGCCAATCAATGGTACAGTTCCATTGGTTGTACCTGTATTTTTCTTCGATGCAGTACCTAATGCGAGTGCTGTGATTTTTGAATCCATACTCGTTTCTGCATTTGCTTTATTCAAGTATTCGATGTAATCTGCTACCGCTAAAGGATTACCTGCAGTACCTGTTTTATCTTGTTTTGATACATAGAGGTTGCCACCATTTAAATCGACTAGTGGTTCACCAGCTTTAATTGTTCCTGCTGATCCAATGAGTGGTCCAGTTCCAGCAGATGTTCTCCGTTTAATTTGTATAATCGCCATATTTTTTGTTTCCCTTCTTATAGTTTATAAATGATGACTTTATTAATGATGTGTGTTGTGCTACCACAAGTCATTGTTAAGTACCCATTTTCGTACTTGAGATAAAGTGAGAATGTTGAACCATAAATACTGTAAGTTATACTATTTGATGACCCTATTTGATAAAACAAACTTGCACCAGGCACTGTCACAATATTTGAGTTTCCTATAGTGATCAATAGGATTGAACGATAGAGTTCATAGGATGAGGTATCTGTGATTCTAAATACACCTGGTGATATCGTGGATGGCGTTTTGACTCTAGGTTCGAGATCTGAGCGAATTTTCAGTTCTAGATTATAAATCATCTCAGCATATGATGTAATCACTGGTCGTTCAAAGTTTGGAGTTAAAGTTACTGATGTGGATGTTTTCGAATAAGATGCTAGGGGGAACTCATAAATGCCATCTCCATTGATTAGTTGATTAAGTGCAAGTGTTGGAAAACCACTTGTTTGTTCTTTAAGATACATACTGACTTCATTTGAGTTTGTATCAACTCCAAGGATGACATAACCATTCTTTGTTGAATCAGGACTGACCAGTATCGAAGTATTGTTTTCAACATAAATCAATCTTCCATACACCGCGATATAACCATCTTGAAAGGTTATTGTATTGTTTGAGAGTGTATAAGTTACTCCACTTTTGATACCTTTTAATATGCCAATTCGATTTGAAAATAGAAAGTAATATAAGTCAGCATCTTTCTTGGCAGATACATTTCCGCCTTCAAAGGTTATTTTTTGTAATCCCATTTAGTATTCACCTCCATCTAAATCTGTGGTACTACTTTTGTTAATCGATATATGTCCAATTTGCGAGTTCACACTCTTGCTTAAAATTTGGATTTTTTCTGTAAGTTTTATTCGGTATTCACCAAGTGTGATTTGGCATGAAAGCATTTGGTTTTGAAACTTTATTCCTGTGACGATTGAATCATATAGTTTTCCTTTAAATCGAAACTCTATGAAATCACCCAAATTCACGTTATCAAAGACTCTAATAATCTTGTGATCTATATTGACAGTAAATGTGATTTGATGATTGGTTCTTGTTATACTCAGCTCACTTTGTGCCTTGCTAAATAATGTATCAAAATCATTATCACCATAAGTTTTAGCGACTGATTGAACATCAGTAAACCTTAAGGGATGTGTCAAATCTTGAGTAACAGTTCCATCAAGAAGCAAGTAGTAAATCTTAATATCCATGTGAATCACATTTTCACTTTTAGGATAGTAGATGACTTTGTTAACTGAAGTTTCAGTTGTATCGTTAATGACCAAGTCTGCAAGTGCTAATTGGTCGCCTTTTAACTTAACACCTTGACTGACATTGATTATTCTTAGCAATATACCAACAAGTACTCCATTTTGGATTACTATTTCTTCTTTGATGTTGACACCATAACTCTTTGATATCAGTTCCATGACTTCATGAATGGTCATGATTTTGTCATCTTCGAATGCTAATTCTCCAAGTTTTGATGTTTCTTTACTGATGCTAAGATATGTTATGTTCTCCTTGTTATCATCATTGGTTACAAATTCTTGTCTGACCAATGTTTCAATGTAATCTGCAAGGATACCTGAATAGGAATTAACTTTGATACTTTTCTTTAACATCTCTTTGAATTCAACTGTGCCGATGACAAGTCCATCATCTTCATCATCAATGCTCTCTATAATACCTATGTAGTTAAACTCACTAGTGTGTAGATAGACAATATCTTTGATGGCTGCGTTAACTGTGATGGTGGATAACTTAAATGTAGATTTTTGGGATATAACCAAGTCGAGTTTGATTTCGAATGCATCTGATACGTTAACATGATCTTTGATTTGAAAAGTTTTTTTATCGAGTATGATGAGTTCCATAGTTTACCCCAGGTAGTACTCGAATATTTTGATTTTACAGATAGTTTGTTCTGAAACTCCTGGCTTAAACTCAAACTCAATCGCACCAGGTTCTATCCACAGTAAATTTTCTTTATCAAAATCTTGATATCGATAGATGTCATGTTTTTCTTCATTGATAATTTCGTACATCGTCAAGTCTTGAATCAAACTAGAAATGACTATGTGTGCATCGGTTCTATTCATCAGTAATCTTAATTCATCCGTGACTACTCCGCTTCTTTTGACAAGCAGTTCAGGTTCATCAATCGATCCAATCATTTCAACTACTACATTGGCTTTAATATGTCCTCCAATTTCAACGTTGCTTAATCCCATGGATGCATTTGAATAGATAAAACTATAGGTATATGGGTATATCTTTCCACCAGTATCAACATTTGAAGTGATCAGAACACTTCTTTCCTTTATCCAAAATGATTTTTTGTTGAGTACAATCTCGGATTGTAATCCACCAGCTTTGAGTTCTGTTTTTGTCAGAGAAACAATATCTACATAACAGTATTTCGTATCATGACTCTCGTAGTGAAGCTTCATGTCATGTTGTCCTTTTTCAAGGAAAGATAGCATTTTTTTATATCCCTGGTATCCATCTAGGAAAGTAATAACTCCTCGGATTTCAGATAGTTCAAAGTTGTTTTTTAACGTGCTGAAGTGATTTTCATATTTTAGATAGGTATAATTCTTTGAAAACCCCAAACCACTAATATTAGTAAATAGCACTTTATTGAAGTACGTGAACTGAAAAGTGACACCATATTTGTTCTCTAGGATAAACTTTCTCATAGATATGCGCCTCCAAGTGCTCGATTCAAAGCATCAATGTCTATACTTGAAGAAGATGTATTAACAGTCAAATTGTTCGTTGTGTAACTACTGTTGGATGAATTTGAGTTTGTCTGAAAGATTTTCCCTGAAAATAAATCTCCAAAGAAATTTCCTACTTTACCAAAAACCTTTCCAACTCCATCAAATGCTTTTGCGATGTTATCGATAATCCATTTGACTGCATCAATTATTTTTGTGAGCAACCATAGAACAGGTTCTAAAACTGCCAATAGAAGTCTAAGGGCTGGTGCTAGTAACACACCTATGACATCTCCTATCAATTTCAATAATGGACTAAATGCTTCAAGTAAAAACTTTATGAAGTCAAGTTGTGAAATTAGTGGAGCTAAGAGTAGGTCTATCAGTGGCATCAAGAGAACCATTACTCCTGCTATTGCTTCAATGATGATTGTGATTAACTCAAGGATTGGTTCTAGGATTGCAATTAAGATATCTAAGATAGGGGTTAGGATTTGTACAAGAATATCAACAAGGATTAAGATTACATCTGAAACCACTTTAAATAGGGCTCCTAGGACTTCTAGTACACGATTGAGTGGTTCTATAAATGAAGTTACCAGGTTCGCAATAGCAACCATAATGATGCTAAGGACACCAATGATTACTTCAATGATTGCTTTGACTGGCTCTAGTAACTGGAATAGTACAACAAGAACTGTGGATAAAACATTCCCAACTAGTTCAACTACTATTTGAATGAAAGGGATAAGCGAAACGATAACACTGGACAACATTTTCAAAATAGATATCAATGGGGGTAATAGTTCTTCAAGCAATCCCATGAATGCATTTGCTAATTCACTGACTACAATAATTACAACATCTAAGATGTCAATGAGTGGATCCATAACTCCTTCCAAGAGTTCAACAAAATTATTGATTAAAGCTTCAACGATTCCCATAAGAACTTCAAACACTGGGGCTAAATGAGAACTCAATTTCGTTATGAGTTCTGTAATCGGAACTAAGAGTTTCTGAATCGCATCGAATACCTTTTTCAATAACTCCTGAAACTTTTCGTTTTTTAGCAGTAGTACAACAAGAGCTGCGACAAGACCGATAATAGCAAGTTTACCAATTGCCAATCCTTTGAAAAGTTCTGCACCTTTAAAGATACTGAGCACACTTTTGAGTTGTACAAACAATGGGATTGCTTTTGCAACAATGACTAATATAGGTCCAATGCTAGCGAGTAAAACCACTAGAATACCAATTATTTTTTTTGTTGATGAAGATAGATTATTCCACCAATTTGCAACATTTCTCAGTGCTGGAACTACTCTTTCTTGAATGGTATCAACAATTGATTGGAGAACTGGAAGAAAAGCCACACCGATTGTAACGCTTAAACTTGTCAATGATTGTTTTAGCTTATCTAATGAATCATTGAAACTTCCTGCAGTTTCTGCTTCTTTTGCAGTAACTATTCCGAGTTCAACCGCTTCGTTTTTTAAGCCTTCAACTTCATTGGAAGTCGCTTCAATAACTTGAGCGAGTTCAGCTCCTACTTTATCTCCAAAGATTTGATTTGCTATGGCAACTCTCAAAGTTGCATCTTCTAGATTTGATAAACTATCACGAATGAGATCGAATGCTTGGTCACTATTAAGACCAATCAAATCGTTTGTCGTTAACCCTATTTGACTTAAGTAATCTTCATATTTAGATCCGTTGCCAGTAACAATATCGCCTAGTACACCATTTAGTTTGACGAATGCTTTTTGCATTGTTGTTTCATCAACTGCAAGGATTTTAAAGGCATGACTCCATTTTTGATAGGCTTCTACAGATAAGTAAACTTTTGATGCATTATCAGCAATTGCATCGGCTGTCTGCATCGATTTCACAGTCAATGCACTTAAAGCAGAAACAGCACCTAGAATCGGTGCAGTCACATACTTTGTCATGGATGAACCTACTTTAGCAAGTTTTTCAACATTGATAGCACCGAGTGACTTAATCTTTTTAGCAGTCATCTCAAGCTCGTTGTTTAGTTTGTTGATATCTGCTTCAGTGTATTGAACTGAACGTTTTAAAGCATTGAATTCTTGTTCTGAAATTGCACCAATCTTAACTGCTTTCTTTGCTTCTTCAAGTTTCGCATTTTGTGCTTCTAATTTTTTCTTTGAAGTCTCTAGGGTTTGATTTAGTTTGTCTTGCTTATCTTTCCAAAGTGAAAGATTGGAACTGTCAAACTTTAAAGAATTATTGATGGCTTTTAAGTCTTTTTGCTCTTCTTTCAGTTCTGCAGTAATTTCTTTTAAGTTTCTATCCAGTTCGGTCGTGTCAAGACCAAGCTTGATGTTTAAACCTTTAATGGTCTCTGCCACGATGTTCCCTTCTTTCTATAACAAAAATTTATCTATATCAGATTGAGTTGCATTTCGACTTCCCACCCCACCATGTGTCTCTAGTTCGATGTTAACGATTTCTCCATAAGTATTGATATCAAAGAACTGACTCTCACTGATTTGAATACCTAGTTTTGCTAAGTTATAAATGATGGATGCGGTGATGGGAATGTTATCTACTTTTTTGTATTGCTACCTTCTTTGACAGTACCAAGCAGTTCTGCAATAGTGTTTGCGATGGTTTCTAGTTCTACTGTATTGCTCAAGACAGCGAAATCAAATCCCTGAAGAAATTCATCATAGCTTGATTTGGTAAATGGCTTATGAAGAATGTATGTGATTCTAAAGATGACATCAATCACTGTGGATAAAGCAGATAAATTATTATGTTGAGACAATTGATCTAATACAGAGATATCAGAAAACAATTCCGTACCAAAGGTGCTTTTATATGAAATTATCGTAAAAAGACTTGATTTGAGTTTGTAATCCATATCTTGAATATGCAGTGTTTTTTCCATGTAGATACTCCTAACTACCAAAAGTAGGTAATACAGGTGATGCTTCAAGGAATGTCTGATAATTGATATCTCCAAGGTTTGCAATCACATGAGTCACCAAGTAGTTACCTACCTCTATTGGTCTAGCTACAATGCTAAGTGTGATGGAGTTTGCTTCCACAGATTCACCTTTTGTTTTTGTAGCTTCATTGACAGGTGTTACCGAGCATAGATAAAACCATACACGTCTTGCTTTGGCATCTCCTTGGAACTCGAAACCAAGTGCAAATGTTTCTACACCATTGTTTGTAACTTCCACTAAGTTTCCATTAACAAGCTTCTTATAACCTAAAATGTCCACTTTAAATGTGTCTGATAGTTCTGATAACTTAAGGGTAATGTTTCTTCCGGCATTTTGAACTAGAGTTGCGATCACTGAATCATCTGCATAAATGGATTGACTTCCACCAATAATTTCACTTGAGAACTCTTGAGCACCAAGTAAGGCGACCGGTGTTACAAAAATCCATGACCCATCTTCTGATTGTGTCGCTTTGGAGTAGTGAACATTCTTTAATCCGAATGTGACTTTGTTTTGTGACATGTTTAATATCCTCCTTTGGATAAGATGTTGATTTGATAAACACGATTGATCGAATAATCATCGTTTTGATATGTGCTAACCAGGACTGGTATGATTTCCTTCTGATTAAAAGTTTCTTCAAAAAGGTAAACCAACGCTTCATTTCGTGACCTTGTAACTAGTGTCACTTGATATTCAACTGAATAGATAATGACCTTGTTATCAGCTGTAATGGGTCTTTTGGATATGATTTGATAAACAATATAGGGCAACTGATTACTCGTTTCGGTATTGTCATTACGATTAGATAGGTAATACACGTTATCCGTAATTTCAGTAAGTGTGTTATAGATGATATCGTTATGAAGTGCCATTGATTATAATCCTCTTGATTTCTTCTAGCATTTTCGGTGTGAAGTAATCATATGATGGCCGTAGAAATGGTCTCCCAGGGATATGCTTACCTGATGTATGTCTAAACCCAAGTTCAATCAAATGAACGAGTTGATATTTTGTCTTACTTGATATATAGATAATCTTGTTTGTTCCCTGTCCTACTTCTGTTTTTATAAACGAGTCAGCAAGATGCTTACCCATTTGATTACTTCTTGGGGCATTTTCTTTAATGTAGGATAGGATTTGATCTGCACACTGATTCACACGTTCAAGAATAGTTTCTTTTGTTTCAATGGAATAGTCATTGACAAGTTCAGATATTTTTCCAGCAAGTTCTGTTAAATTGATTGTTCCCATAGGAAGTCACCATCACTTAGTCCAGTTTTGGATAAATAGAGTTCCACATATTGACCACCAAAAAAGGTTCTTTCAATACGATAATAAGAATCGTTCATCTTAACTAATTTTTCTTCTTGATAAGAAAATGTATTCAGCTGCACTTTGATTTCTATTTTTATCTTGGTTTCAACTGAGACTTTCCATTCTTCCCTGGTGAGTGATCTGATAATTCCAATGACTTCTCTGCTAGCCAATACTTTGTATTTTTCTCTAACTTGCTGAACAGAAATCAAGTTCAATCTAGTGTTGGGACTATTAGGGAATGGCATATTAAGTACCTTTAGATATGGACACTTGTTTTAAAAGGAAATAGAATGCTTGAGGTAATTCTTTTACAGAACCATCACCTTTAAATCCGAAAAAGGTCTTCACATAAATGAGAACCAGGCTTTGAACATCGTGGTCTAAAAGATGAGTATCACTCACCCCAGTTGATTTAACGAGGGTGAGTGCACTTTCAATTAGAGCGCTTAATTCAGTGTCCGCAAATGATTCGGATTCACTAATCATCAATGAGGATTTTACCAGGTTCAGTAAATTTGATGAAACGCTCATTGGACTATACACCAGTTGGTGTTACTGCACCTTTTTTAACACGAACAAATCCTTTGTACCCAACAACGTTCCCACCAGCAAAGACAGAGGCCTTATAGCAAATGATTCCTTGTTTGAACTTGTAATCAGTTGATTTGCTGATTTCAATTGGTGAAAAGATTGCTGTTTCATAGTTTTTAAGTGAACCATATGCGATGCAATATGCTCCAGTAGTTGTAGCTGAATTGCTAATTGCTTCACAATTCGAGTTGATGATATAGAAAATACCATCAATGGTATGATTCACATAGTCAATCGTATGAACCTTGCGTCCTTCTTCAGTACGCAGTCTTGCAAAAGCACGAAGGTCTGCTTTACTTAGGATAAGAATGGCACTGCCTTCAACTTCTTCAGGTCCACCATAAGCGTAAATGATGTCATCGAGTGTGTCTTCGTTAATCTCTGACACTTCAACATCAGTAGTATCTGCTAGAGCAGTTGCATTTTGACTAAAAATACCAGTGAACTGATTAGATCCACCTGCACCCTTAAGGATTTCTAGAGACAACTTCTTTTTAAGACTTGTTTTGATATTTTTTATGACTTCAGATTGATAATTGATTGCTGGCAACTTTTCGAGTTCTTCAGTAATCTCAGTGTAAGCAGTTAACTTACACTTGGTGATTGTCAAATAGCCAAATGATGGCTCTGATTCATTGTAATCAGCACCTTCTTGTGTGTATCCTGCCGTTCCTGAACCTTTAACAAAGGTCTTTTTATATGTTTCTCCACCAACTAGGTTAACCAATTTGATGTTATCGACCAATGTTGATACTTCACTGAATGGATAAACTGCTAGTTTTCCATCGATGTGTTCAGGTAATAAGATTTCATCTTGTGATACTTGAATAGTGCGTTTTTCACGCAAATCGAGTCCACGCTTTTCAAGAGCTTCTTTTGGCAATCCACCTGACTTAGTTTCAATCACTGGAGTTGGGTCAAATTTCTTTGCTATTTCAATCTTTTTGGATAAGACATTTCTTTCTTCATTTAACTTATCCACTTCTAATTCAAGATTTTCTAATTCTTCAAGCGATGCAGCATCCGAGATTTTTCTGATTTCTGCAATTCGCCCTTCAATTTCTTTCATACGCACATTTGCATTCATAATGTTAGTGTTCCTTTCAATTTTATGTTTAGTCTTTTTCTTACAAGATTTGTTTTTCGATTGATCTCTTCCTTATCCAAGGCATCTAATTCCATATCCATGGTATCTAGACTACGAGCATATATCGATGTATCTTCATAAGCTGGGGTATCCACAATCGAGACATCATACAGTCTTTCTATTGACTTGATAGTTCTTTTTGGGATTTCACCACTTCTATCCCAGGATTGTTCTTTAACACTAAAAGCAAAAGACATCTTATCTAGAAGCCTATTTTGAACCATTTTGTAAATGTCCTGGTTCGATGCAGTATCCAGTAGTTTTGCTCTTACTTTGAGACCTACATCATCCACTTCTAGTGTGAGTGATTCATTACGTGTTCTCGCAATAACAAGAAAGTTATCTTGGTGATTATATTTGAGAGGGACATCTTTCATATTGGTCAACAATAGAGCATTTCGATCTATAAGTTCTATGAATCCACGTTTCTCATCCCCAATAACAGTTTCCTTGTTAAAAACGATGGCATAACCTTCTAAAACCATCTCTTCATTTTCGTTATTAAGTCTTAATTCTGATAATCTAATCTCTTTATTCATAATAAAAACTCCTTCGATATATCAATTGTATCGAAAGAGTTTCAAATATTTGGGGGTCAAACTGAAGACTTGTTGATATAATTTTACTAAAGGGGTTGATATGATTGATTTATTTAGCTTATGGTTCCAATATGAATGTAAATCAAATGTATGCAAGATGTGATAATCCAACATTTCTTTCTACTGGTTACTTGGAAGATTACAAACTTGTATTTGATGGATATTCAAATACAAGAAATAGTCTAGTGGCAAACATTATTGAACAAAGACATTCAAAATTACCTTATGTGTTGTGGCTTATTGACGAGCAAGATGAACTCCTTCTGGATAAATCAGAAGGGTTCCCTAAGCATTATGAGAAAATTATTCTCCTGCTGAATGATGGAGTTGAAGCAACGACTTATTTGATGACAGAATATAAGAAGTCTTTAAAAACTGACAAGATGTATGTGTCTAAAGAGTATGAGCAAGTGATTCGTGATGCATATTCAGAACACAATTTGGATGTTAAATACTTAGAAGATGCTTTAATGGATTCAGGTAATATCAAAAGTACTAGTTTCGAATTCAGTATTACTTCTGCGTTATCTAGATTAAACATGAAAAGAGAAATACTGGCTGAATCTTTTGAAATGACTGTTGATGATTTTAATATGCACATTAAAAACTATGATGCACTAACTTTTTCTCAAATTATTAAGTTATCAAAATTGTTAAATTGTTCCCCCAAAGAGTTGATTTTTAGGAATGAAACTAAAATAGCATCAAGAGAAACAGTTGATTCTATAACTAAGTATTTTAATGAACTTTGGTTTTCTGTTAGTTGGGTTGTTAACATTTTTTGTGAAAAAATTAATTATTACAGGGAGAATGTTGACTTTTTCACTAACAACCAGAAAAAACTATTTGTTAGTGCAGCTCATTATTATTCATTAATACTCATCTCTGAGTTGTGGAACAGTTCAACAAATGAAGGAGATGACATCACATTCGGAGGATTCTTCAAAAAATCATCAGATACTTTGGATCCAGAAATTAACCTGAAACTTAATCTCATAAAGAATAGATTTTTTAGTTTTAAAAAGGACAATAATTTACTGATAAAAAGGTTTAAGTTGTCTAGAGATAAGATCATGGTTCATTTGACAAATTATAAGAGAAATATTATCACTATAAAAGATAGCAATGGTATGTCTATAATAATGTATGAGACAGAATTTACAAAAAGTGAACTTACACTAGTCATCAACGAATTAGTAGATTTAACAAACAATATATCTTCTATACTAAATGGTATTTCAAGTACAAAATTTGATTCAATTGATTTGTTCGTTCCAGAAATCTAATCTTCAAATATACAATATAGTCTAGACATTAACGGATTACAATAGATATTTGTTGATATAATATTAAATAAAGGGGTTGATTCAATATGAAACAAGAAGAAATAATTAATAAAGCCATACATTATTACAAATCTGGAAAAGATGTATTTTCGTCAGATATTCGCGATGCAATAGATAATTTACCTCATCATGATAGAATACATACTATTGTTCATGTTATAAAGAAAATAAAAGAGCCTGCAGACAGTTACATCCTTTTAGGTAAATTAAATGAAACGTTCGAATGGATTAACCAAGATGACATTGATACTATACGAAAAAGAGTGTAGTCATTAGTTAGGTTATTTACCAACCTGATAGTCATTTGCTTTTGTTGAATCAACATAATTTAAACTTTGAAGTCGTTTATTGCCATCTTCAACTGGTTCAAGCCCCAGTAATGATCTTGATTCATTCAAACTCATGAGACCTAGTCCCATGAGTTTTTCTATTGCATTGACTTTGGTATTCCAGGATGCATATTGTAATCTCTCACTGTAAAAGATAATTTGCTCTCCATCTTCCTTTTGCTTTCTTGATAATAGGATTCTAGAAAACTCTTCAGATAGTTTAATGGATAATTGTTCAATTGTTCCTTCATAAAAAGAGTTAAATTGTTCTTCGGTATAGTTGTTGTTGTAAATTGGTTCTGACACTCGGAAATAAGAAAGAATTTTTTTATTGAGGAAATCTAGTGTTGCTGCATCCACAAGTTTAGGATCACTAGAAAGAGGAACGTAATCAGCTTTTAAGTCTACAGGGATAATCGCTGAGTTATTTTCCTTAATGCTTGTTCTTAGCGCATTATCAAAGATTTCTTTTTGCTTATTCTTATCCTCTTGAGATAGCATTGCATTCATTTTGAGTAACCCTTTAATTTGGAATGACGATTTTATTGCATTATCAATACCTTGCAGAATTGAATCATTAATTGCAATCGTTTTGAGTACAGCTCTATGATCTGCAATCGCTCCATTCCCACCGAATATTTCGTTACTATAAAAGTATCTTTTCAAATGAATGAGTGAATCGTATGAAATGAGATAACTCTTTCCATCATCAAAATACATTTCTAGATAAGTTGCTCCGCTCGCATCTTTCTTAACTTCAACGGTATTTGGTTTAATTGGGTATAGTGCCTCCATTTCGTTACGATCGTTAAATTTCGGATAGATAAAGACATTATTGTTGAGATATAACAAAGACACAATCTTATAAATAAAATCACTTGGACTCATTAACTCATTTGGTTGGTGTTTTAACAAGTATGACAAAGAACCCTTTTGTTCTTCTACAAGGGTCTTTGATTCTTTAATGTGTCTAGGTTTCAATTTTGATGCATGACTTGCTATGCAATCAATACATATCTTCACTGTGTCAGAGTTTAGGATATTCGAACCAAAGTCACTAAAAATCTCAGCGACATTCACTGATAAAATTGATTGTGATAAATCTTTTGTTTTCTTACGATTGAAGACACCCATTATCTCACCATCTGTTCATATTCGATTCTATATCGATTTAGTACTGCATAAGCAATAATCAAAGCAACTGTACCATCAATTCTGCGGAACTTACTACTCAATTTACTTGGTTGTATATTTCCATTAATATCAATTTTTGCTTGAGTATTTGCTAGATTCCATTTTAAGATTGGATTGTTGTTATAGTTAACAATCTTGTTCTTTAAATCAGCTTCCAATTGCTTCATGGGTTCTGACAATGTATAAACACCTTGTCTTACTTTTTCCATGGTAAATCCCATTTCTTCCATTTCCTTGACCCAGTAGAGTGCATTCCAAGGATCATATCCAACCCACAATGGTCTTATACCATCCTTTTGGACTCTCTCAAGAAACCATTTAGTGACTAGCGAAAAATCATTTTGATTTCCATCTGTAAGTGTGATGAATCCTTGTTGATGCCAAAGGTCATATGGAACTGAGTCTTCTTCAATTCTCTTGAGCATAACATCTTTTGGCATAAAGAAATGTGGAAGGATATACTTTGTATTATCTTTTTGAATAAGTAACAATGCACAAGTCAAATCTGTAGTATTTGACAAGTCAACAGCACCAATAGCATATGTGTTTTTCAAAGATATCGTATGCTTGACTTCATTGTTTAAATCTGAGAAGGTTAGCCAAGAACCGGATTCAGTTTGCTTTATGTTGAAGTCCTTACAAAGCATTGTAACTCGAGTTGATAAGTCATTTCTAGACTTGTTCATGATATCTTCAAGATAACTATTGAGTTTGATACTACCTAATGAAGGGTTTGATTTTTGCCATGTCTTCTTATTTGTATAAATCTCATCTTGTGAATCTTGGGTGTATAACCAAGCTAATAGTTTCTCATCCTCTATCTCACCTTTAATCATTTTTCTACAGTATTGAAGTTTCTTATCAAGGAATCCTTCTGTCACTGTACCTTCAGTTGTGATAATGAAGATGAGTGGTTCTTTTTTAGTCGACTGGCTTTGTTTGATAGCATCATAAACTTTTGAGTCTGTCATCTCATGGACTTCATCGATACAACCGACTTCGATGTTGTATCCATCTTTATTTCTAGATTGAGCTGATAGTTTCTTAATTTTGTTTTTTGTTTTGGGTGAGTATATGTAGAATATATTCTTCTTGCTTCTCTTTTCGCTTGATAGTGCTTTTGAACCCTCACGCATATTATTGATTTCTTCAAATAAGATACTTGCCTGGTCTGAGGTATTACTGGCACAAACAATATCAACACCACCTCGTGACAAGAAAAATTCAGCCAAGTCGATTCCAGCAACAAATGTAGTTTTTCCATTCTTTCGAGCGATTAACAAAATGACTTCATTGAATCTTCTAAATCCAGTATCAGCATACTTAAAGCCATATGCAGTTTGTAGTAATGCTTTCTCCCAAAGTTCTAAAAGAAATGGGTGTCCATTGAATGGCGATTTCGTATGCTTGCAGAATGACTCAATAAAACGGATTCTAATATCTCCTGCGTGTAAGTCGAATATGAACTTAGGATTATCTAGATCTAAAACAAGTTGGTCCAAGACTGACCTCAGTTCTTGGCCAACCAGGATGCTCCCATTCTTAATCTCTTCATAGTAATCTAAGAGATAGTTCATAAACCCTTTAGGAAGTTATCAAGTTCATCATCTTCTTCACCGCTATTTTTACCCATTATTGCACTAATAGTTTTTAACGTAGATGAGAATGAAGACATCAGTTTCGTATAGTATTTTGCTGGTTCGCTTTGGCGTTGTTTTCCACTTGTTGATACTTGAACAGCACCATATTTATGTATCTGTTCTTTTAATATTTCGAGTTCCATTTTCATGAATGCTGCCTGTTGAAGCAATTCTTCAACCAGGGTTCTTTTTCCTGAGTCTAGACTATCCAAAGCAAAAAGGCTTGAAAGCCTTATGTACTCTTCATAGACACAATTTAGTTTACTCATAATTTGGTACCTCAAATATTCTTTCTGGACATAATAGAACATTGCCTAATAATCCAATACCAGTTAGTTGACGGAATGACTCGTTTCTTTTTCTTCGCTTAAGAAGTCCTTCTTCATCACACACTATATAGTGATTCAAATATCTTGCAGGATAGAGTTCAATATAGCCCTCAATAAGGCTTTGAAGTTCATCCAGTGTGAAGTATCCATCTTTTGGTGTAATCGTTGTTACGGTTCCATCTTCTTTGAATAAAACTGCGTTCTTTGGTTCTTTAGTGATCTGATAAATTCTTAATGGTACAACATAGTTTCGATTGCATTCATCACAACATTTTTCTCCATTAAATGGTGATGGGTTATTCCCATGTCCTGTGAATGTTTTATTGCAGATTGAACATCTATTCATAGTTCGTTTCTCCTACTTTCACTTTATAGATACTTTGTATCTAACAATACAAATACCACAAAGAATTTAAATATCCAGTGAATAGAGAAATATTCAACCGGTATAAGCGAACCTCCATCAAGTGATTTGTAGTCTTTCAAGATGGAGGAGAAGCGAAACCAGTAACGTAATCTCATATCAGGATCACCTTGTTTAAGGGGTCAAAATCAATGAGTGTCGTTTCCGTTTCGACTTTAGATATTTCTATCTTGTTTTGATTCTATCAAGTAATCGCTAAATATTTGGGGGTCAAACTGAAGACTTGTTCTAAAAATGTTCTACGCGCGTGTAGGGGGTGAAAGTGTTTGGTCTCAAAACGTAAAAAAATCTCAGAATCAAATCTGAGATTTTCATAAATTAGGGTCACGTATTTTAGATGTGGGGCTTGCGGTCGGTATAATATCAAATTAATCATTTGACTGGGGGGGGATTGATTCTTGAAACTTATCAAACTCAGTTTGAAATTTTTCTATATCAGCTAATATTGCAGTAGCCTCATTACGCAATTGAACATATTTTTTGTATTCCTTTACAAAAACATTAGCTTGTTGTACATCGATGGATTGTGGACTATCAGTAAGTTTCGAAACAAATTTCTCGAGATATATTGAAATTTTGGACGATTGCTTAAGAATTTTTTCGACTCTAGTTCGCTTTTTAATCATAATTTTATAAGTTGAACCAAATTGTTTCAGTTGCTTTCTAATTCTTGTAAATTCTTTGGAACTCTCTTCAATTTCATTCTTTTCTAATGCAATTTCAGTAGATGCAAACTCGATCTCTCTCTTCTTTTTCTTAAGATGAGCAATAAAATCATAAGTGGTTGAAGCTACAACATTAATAGCAAACCAGAATGTAGTTTGAGAAATTATTTCATTAAATCTACTAGCTTCTCTATTAAGTAGAAATACGTCCAGTGATGCCCATGACAGTAAAAACACGTTAATAGATAGCATGAAAAATGTCGATAAGCTTAATATTACTGAGGCGTTATGATCGATTTTACCTAACTTTGATACTACTAACTTTTCACTCGATAATTTTTCTATAACCAGAAAATAAGTAACAAGTGCAAATGTAACTGAGATACCGAATATTGACCAACTCAATGATAAAATACTTTCTAAGTTAGCAATTGAAAGATTATGATTACCGATTATTACAGGCAAACCGACTAATAACAATATACCTACAAATACAGATTTTAAGAATAAAGGAGAATTTACAATCAATAGGTATTTGTGAGGATATATTGTCGCAAGGTAATAAGCAACAAAAACTAGCATATATAAAAAATAAAATATTCCAAAAACGACTAAACTACCTAATACAAAGTTGCCCCATTCAAAACTTGTATTGTCAGATACGGATTTACTGAAACTTGTGCCAAATACAATTATACTCAGTATAATCCAAGGCACAATTATCTTGTAAAAATGCCTTTTAAAATAAGTAAGAAGTATTTGTGTGAAGGAAAAAGGATTCTTAAATTGATTCATAATATCACATCCATTCATAATTATTATACTGTATGAATGCCTAATATTTTATCATATTTCCCTTCTTATCAAATTTTATGTTTGATTTCTTGAATCTTCCATGTTCCTTATTGTGACACACTCTGCATAGTGCCACTAAATTATCGGTATTTAAAGTAACGATTGGATTCGAAATATTACTCTCATTAAGTTCTATAATATGGTGAACCTCTTCTGCTACACCATCACATTTTTCGCATCTGTAATTTACAGACAACATTTTTTGATTACGAACATTTTTCCATTCCTTTGAATCATAGAATGGTTTAATAGATTTTCTTGCCATATGCTTCTTTCTTAATTTCCTTAATTAAATCATCACTTATGGTTTCCCAAGGATAATATAAATAGCCAAAGTGACCATACTCTGCAAGTGACTGATATGTTTGTTTCTTCAGTTTCAGTTCCTTGATGATGTTTGATGGAGAAAAATCAAAAAATCGGTTTACGATGGTTCTTAATTTATCATCACTAAATGTACTCTCAATGCCTTTGACATCTATTGCAACTGGAAATGGTACTCCAATTGCATATGCAACAGTGACTTCACAAGAATTTGCAATTCCAGCTTTAACGATTGCCTTTGCAACATATCTGCAAAAGTAAGCACCACTTCTATCGACTTTCGTATAATCTTTTCCAGAGAACGCCCCACCACCATGAGGGATAATTGTTCCATAAGTGTCAATCTGCAGTTTTCTACCGGTAACACCACTATCAGCATATGAACCACCTTTGACAAACTCTCCCGTTGGATTGATTAGGATTAAGGTATTGATGTCCGTTAAATCTGATGGCACAACTTCTTCAATAACATCATGAATATATTGTTCATATACTAATCTATCTACTCCTGGTTTTGTTTGAGCACTCACAACAATAGTTGAGACATGTTTTGGTTTATCATTTTCATAGACAATACTAACTTGGCATTTTCCATCAAGACCGAATATTTCAGAATTTTCACGGTTTACTATATCCATACTTCTAGCAATGTTTCTTGCTATCACATAGGGTAATGGTAAAAACTCTTTCGTTTCATTTGTTGCGTAGCCATACATGATACCCTGGTCTCCTGCACCAAGTTTGTCGACACCTTGACCTATGTCTTTAGATTGTTCTGAAACCTTAACTAAGACTTCAAATTCATCAGCCTCTAAACCAATATGACTCAAAACTTCTTTTGCTGCATGTTCGTAGTCAATTTGATTCGTAGTTGTGACCTCACCTGCCACAACAAGAAAATTGTCTTTGATTAAACATTCGATTGCCACCCTTGAATCTTTATCTTTAGATAAAATAGCATCTAGAATCCCATCCGATACTTGATCACATACTTTATCCGGATGAGCACGGAACACTGCTTCACTTGTTTTAATTTTCATATTCTTCTCCAGTTTCATTAAATACTTCAAAGTCACTAAGTGGATATTTTTTCCCATCTCTAATAAGATGACAGTCTTCAATGTTTCCACCATCAGATAAATATCTTTTCACAATAACATCAACATAGATTCTTGATAACTCCATAAGATAGCATTTTCTTCCCAATTGATTAGATGCAATCAATGTTGAACCACTTCCACCAAATGGATCCATAATCAGTTCACCTTTTCGGCTTGAATTTTTGATGAGAGTACCAACTAAATTAATAGGTTTCATGGTTGGATGCAAATCACATCTAGCAGGTTTATTTTCATTAATAACACTATACTTTGCAGATGCATACATATCTTCTAGAAGAGTTATCAATTCTTCTTTCTTCATTGATTTAAAATCAAGCATTGGTGCATCTATAACGGTTGTTTGTGTTCTGTCATTGACAAAGTAATGTGCATTACCTTCTTTAAAAGCATAGTAGATGGCTTCATGTTTCCATTGATAGTCTTGTCTTCCAAGAACAAATGTATTCTTGTTCCATATCAATTGTTGTCTTGGCTTTAAATTGACAGTTCTTAGTGCAACCTCAAATTCTACTAACGAAGATGATGAATGAAAAACATATACTGCACCACCTTTTTTTAAGAAATGCTCCGTGTTGGTGAATGCTAAAGTCAGGAACACAATGAAATCACTACTTTCCATATGATCATTTAGAATACGTCTGTTGTCAAATGCTTCAATGACATCTCCCTTTGAACCAACATCGACATTGTATGGTGGATCTGTGACAACCAGGTCAATCAACTCATTGCCTAAAAGCGTTTTGAAATCACTTTCTTTAGTTGAATCACCACAAAGTAGTCTATGCTGCCCTAGTAGAAACAAGTCACCAATTTGACTAAAGGGTTCAACATTTAGTTCATTGTCTATATCAAATTCATCTTCATGTGTTTCTTCGTTTTTTTCTTCTATCGAGTGTTCAAATCCAAAAAGAGACATATCCAAGTTTAAATCAGCGAGTTCTTCATTAAGTTTTTCGATATCCCAGGTTGCGAGTTCACTCGTTTTGTTATCAACCAATCTAAAAGCTCTGATTTGCTCTTCGGTTAGATCATCAGCAATTATACATGGTACTTCTAAAAGTCCTAACCGATGACTTGCTTTATATCTTGTATGTCCTGCTATGATGATATTATTACTATCGATGATGATAGGAACCTTAAACCCAAACTCGTTTATAGAGTTTGCTACAGCTTCTACTGCATCTTCATTGTTTCTTGGATTATTTTCATATTCCTTTAAATCACTTAATTTCTTGTAGATGATCTCCATTGATCCATTCCTCACTTAGTTTCTCCATTTTCTTTTCTGCTAATTCCAGCTCAAGCTTCTTGTCACTGTACTCTCTACCAAAATGAATAGTTAGCAAGTATTTGGCTGCTCCTATATCTGGAGGTACATCTTTAATGTGCTTAATAATTCTTTTCTTTGTGCCACGTGCTGTTTCTTCAATGTATTGGTCTTCATCTGTTGATTTGAATCCAACTGCACGTTTTACAATGGCATCCATCAGCATTCCTTTAAAACGTTCTTTACCTTCTTCGTAAGCATCTTTCATGTCTGAATGCTTATTTTTAAGGGATTGAAATGTTCGCTTACTGATTCCAAGTGCAATTGCTATCATATCTTCATTAGCCCCTGTACTTGATAATTTTTTAATCAAATCAAGTTTGCTTTTTAACTCGTTTTTGTCCTTCCATTCATGATATATATTTTTCATATGACTGGTGTTAGCCTCCTTATTGGAAGTTGAACACTACGAATTCTCGCAAGGATTAAATCCCTAGGTATGGTTACCAGTATCCATAAAGAAAAAACCACGACAGTTTCCTTTCGTGGTCTATTTTATCTTTTATAATTGATTTTTTTGGGGGTCAAACTGAAGACTTGTATATTTTATGATAACAATAGCAATAGTTTGTCCTTTAACAAGGTTTTTCTTTGTTCATAAAAATCTAAGAACTCAACATAACCATATAAATTTAACTTCGGAATATAGTGCTTTTGTGAATAGCCAGGAAAGTCATTAATCAGTGTACAGTACACAGAAAAATCCATATCGCTTTTTTCTTGATTAATAGAACCTTCTAGCAGTTGCAAGTTAGGAAGTTGGTCGGATTTTACTAGGTAATCGAAATGTAGGTTCACATCAATCATGTTCGCAGAGAGATTTGCTGATTTCATTTTTGCCTTAGGATACATATGGTCAATGTGAAAACTATCCTTGTAATTTAGATTGGGGTATAAGATAGAAAGAACAACAAAAGTTGTTGGATCATCTTTCTTTTGAGTCAACAACTTATCAATGTCATCATTTGAAAAACTAAGACTTCTATTTCCACCTTTAAACTTATCCACGATACTATCAATAGGAAAAGTGTGTGTTGTATTGTGTCTAATTAGTTCTCTAATTGGTCTAAGTGCTCCATCAGGTGCAAAACTAAAGAAACGCTTTAAAGACGTTAACACAATCCATTTTCTGATGTTGTTCCTATCATTTGCTAGTTCAAGTCCAGTTTCAATGTTCTTATTTGGATTCTTAAAAAGATAATATGCAATTGGATGGAAAATGTTATTTGCTCTTAAGTTGCTTCCATTAAATCCCAGTGATGAAACTAATTTAAATGTTTTTCTAAGAGCAACGATAATTTGATCCCAGTTATCCTTGAATTTTTGCATATTTGTTGCAGTGAAATTGTCTACTTTCGCTGAAATATCACTTGAGTCTGACAAATATAGAATTGACTTCATCACAAAAGCCTTGTCAATATAGAATCGCATTCCTATACTGTTTAGCTCACCTACTAAAGAGTTCACGGAGTCTTTGAAATTTATATCTGTCCAATGTGAGTTAGCAAAACTAAATAGCAAATCTGAGGGGTTTAATGGAGTTCCACCGCTATTAACCCTAATAAAGATGCTTAGTACTTTCTCCAATTCAGCATCTTCCTCCAAAAAATAACTCACTAGTGGTGATGTGAATATCACTTTATGAAGTCTAAATAGAGTTTTACTAGCAAACTTTCGAACATCATTGTCAGTTATAAAATTCAAGTTGTCATTTATATATTGTTGGACATCATCATGTTCAAATAAATCTAATATTTTTGATATAGGAAACCAAAATTTCGCAGTAGGTAATGATTTATTGCCTTTATTAGTTGTATTAGCTTCTTTCTCTTCTAGAAAACTTAACTCATAGTTTTCATTATCCTCATCAAGTGGTCTCAACAAGTTAAGAAAGAGTTTCTTATCCGGATATGACTGTAGTTCACCTTTTTTGCCGTATTTTTTTCTCGTAGCATAAGAACCTTTTAATGCAATATAAAGTGAGGTTAGTCTTTGTTGACCATCAAGAATTGCAGTTATTTCTCTTTCTCCACTCACATCAGCTTTTTTTGTTAAGTTATTGTTTAGTTGATTATATGTTCGCATGAATTCATAAAAAATATACTCTTTGACATTATTTCTTTGGACTTTCCAAAAAAGAAATGAATTAATCGGATACTCTTTAAGCAGTGAGTCAAAAAGATTAATTACTTGATCTGGTCTCCAAACAAATTCTCTTTGAATGGACGGCAATAAATACTCATGTTTGTGAATCTTGTCAATTACTTCTTTGATTGTAAGAGGAGTTTGGAATGCCATTTAGGATACCTGAACTTTCGTTTTGTTTTATTTTCCATGTAAGTCATTGTTGTATAAAAAAATAGTTTGAGTGGCTGTAAGCATATAAGCTCCATTTAACCTGTACCCATGCAATTAAGCAATAACAAGCACCACCATTTTATATTTTTATTTTCTTTTTTTCATCTTTTTTTCGTAGTCACTGAGACCCTGTTTGATTTCAGCAATAAGTCTGTCTGCTTCAACTTTTCTTTCTTCTTCAGTTGAATTAGCTAACCATTTGTCATAAGCTGCTTTTTCTTCACTTTTTGATAATGTAGGTTTTCCTGTTCCAGTTTTACTTTTTACGCTTTTATTTGGCTCATTCAAATCAGATTCTTTTCTATTTTTTTCAATTTCAAGTATATATACAGTTTTACCAAACATCCCTGGTTCTTTAATTCGGTTTCCATCAACAATGTAAAGTGTCTTTCCAAATGCTTTAGGCTCTTTAATTGTCTTTCCATCAATGACATAAAGTGTTTTACCAAAAGGTCTAGCTTCCTTTACTTCATTTCCATGGATGACAAAAAGTGTTTTACCAAATGAACGTGCTTCTTTAATCTCATCACCATTTATCAAATATTTAGTTTTGCCAAATAAACCGGGTTCTTTAATTTTTGCTTTCACTATTTTTATCTCCACTTTTAGTCATAGAAAAAATCCGGATTTAATTCAGAAGGACTTTTCCATCTAATCCCATAATCACGTCTTAAAATTCGTTTTTTCATTCTCTCGATAATATGGATGAAGCCTAAATGGTTACCTAAAGCGTAATGGATTTCATGAAGTGTCATTTTCTCATGTTCTGAACTCAGTTTTAATTCTTTACAGATTTCTTTGACTATCTTTGGCTCTAATTCGGATTCAAGTTGCTCAACTCGTTCCTCTATTGCCATAGAATTACTCTTAAATGGCATTTCCCAACCCTCCATTAGTCTCATTAATTATATAGTTAATCAGCTTATTGCTAAATGCTATTGCATCCTTTTCAATTTCTTGATTTAGATAATCATTATGCTCAGGTCTTTTATAGTTATCAAACTCCTTAGCCCAAATAGCAACAATCTTTGGATCGTGATAGATGAGTTTTGGGAAGTCGATACAAGCTCTTTGATATGCATGTCTAGTTTCATGGAAACTGCACTTAAGGATTTCAAGTTCATCTGCATTTTCTATCCAGTCACTACTAAATACAATGTAGTATCCTTCATGAAGAAATGTTGCATTGATATCATTATGTTTAAAGAATGATTGTGGCTTGAAATGGACCTCTATATCTGATAATCCTAGTTTTTTTGATGCATAATCAACACCAAATCTCGCTATTTTCTCTTTCATCTTACACCAATTATCTAGTATTTTTTATTGCCGTTCACTGTGGTTTTTGCCATGTTATTGGCAATACCCTATTTTGTCCTATAAAGGGTATATAATAGGTATGCTTTGTCCTATGAAAGGTATGTTGGTGTTGCCGTTCACACCTATTATCAGACAAAAAAACAATAAATGCACGAAAGTCAGTTTAAGTGTCAATGGTTGGTAGATTTTTTTATTTCATCAGTTAATAAATCGAGTTTCAGTTTTGTTTGATGTTTTGAAAATGCTTCAAGTGCAAAATGAACATCGAGTAGAATGAGTGAAACTTTATCATGTGTTTTATTAGTCATATTGCGCCACTCAGTTTCACCATATCCAATATATCTAATCTCTTTTGGTCCCAGTTTGCTTGTTTTTGAGTTATAAGGTAAAACAAATGCATTATATATATCTACTCCATCACTTAATATTGTATTCATAAAATCTGAATAAGTAATTTGTTTTTGAATATCACTACTGTTTGGTAAATTGTTATACAACTCGAAAGAGTAATACTTAGCATCTAGTATAAAGTGCTTATCATTAAAATTTAAAACTGTATCTGGGCGCAGTTTTGAATTTTGCATTCTTTGATAACCAGTGGATTCTTCAAATATATAGAACGAACTTGGGTAGAACTTACTAATTTCAGGTTCATTTCCAAACAATTTAGAAATTATCACTTCCCAAACTGCTTCAAAATTATATGTTCCAAAACTTTTAATTTTGTTGTGTCCCATCTCAGAAGACGATTCTTTTAAAATGTTTATCATTTCTGAGATTAGATGTTTTTTTCTGTCTACGAATGTTTTGTATTGTTCTTTAATCAAAATTGACAAAAGATAGTCATTTGCATAGTTAAAATCATCAATTGGAATATTGATATTTCCATAGATAAAGCCTATAGTTTGATATGCAATATTCAGGCACTTGATATGTATTTTTGTGATTATATCGTTTTTATCAATTTGTCTTTGAGTAATAGTTTTTAAGAATATAGCTTGATTATCATTGAAATAAGGTTCTGACCTTATAGTTTTCTTCCAGTTTATTTTTCCTGATCCATTCACCTTGTACTCTGTATCTTTGTTAGAGTATAGCCCATTGTTCAAATAATCATTTAGCATCCATAGATATGAATAAATTGGCAATTGGTTTCTCAAATCTTGACTATCATACAGATAATTCGAAGATAAATTGTACTTGTTAGAAATGTAGATAGTCCGAAATAAAGAAAAGATTGATTTTTGACACTCTTGATTCGTTTCTGGTATGTTGTATGACATAGGAAAAAATATTGAAGGTTTACTATCGCTATAGCTTATACCTACAAAAGAATTACCTTTATCAGCGTTTTTACATAGACTCTTCAGTTCCATATCAAACCGAAAAATCGATGTTCTTAAAAACATCTAATTTATATACTTCAAATCCCATTAACAAATCATCTAGAGTTCTAATACTATCATCAAACCAAATTGATGAATCGATCTTTGCAATATCATCCCAAAAATACATTAATACTTTTTCTGAGAATAGTTTGATTTTTAATACATTCAATTCATTAGCAGCTAGAGTAAGTATTTCCTTTGAAATGAAATAAATCCCAATTTGCTTATCTTCGCTATTAATACCTATAGGGTTATTCAACACAATACTCTCATTAACTTTTTTAACAAATGTCATCCATTTAACCTGTGTCCCTGGAACATAACTATTTGCTAGTGAGACAGTATATGGATCTGATAAATCAAACTCATTTTTGATTTTTACCATTTGCCATCTTCTTTTAAAAGCTGTATCCAGTGTGAAAACATTTTGGTCACTAGTATTCATTGTAGCAATTATCCACAAGTTTGATGGAATCTCAATACTACTGTAGCCTATATACTGCTCTAGCATAGGGTTTTTCACCTTATATATACTCTTACCTAGCAAATCTCTATCAAGCAGTTGAAATATATCTCCAAATATTGCAGAAGCATTTCCACGATTAATTTCTTCTATAATTAAAGCACATTTCTTACTTGGGTTAGTTATAGAATACTTTAATATTCTAGCAAAAACTCCAGGTACAAATGTATATGTAATTCTATCCCCAACCAATTTTGGTATTATCTGTCCAACAAAATCACTGTTGCTAAACTCCGGATGAAAAGTAGTTCTTTCAACATGAAAATTAACTTCACTAAACAGAGTACTCACTTTGTAGCTTTTGCCACATCCTGGGTTTCCGTAATAGATCACGTTTTCTGCCCCTGTTACAATGGATTCTGCAACGGCTTCTTCTGTTTCTTCATTTTCGTGCAATTGTCTAGCACTTAAATTGTTAACTCTCGGTCTTAATGAAATATCTTTGTCGATATTATATATTACCAAATTACGAAGTCTATTTTCGAATCTAGAAAGTACTTCTTCGTTGATAATTATCTTTTTAGATTGCTCAGCTAAAGAACTGTCTTCTTTTAAAAATCCCCATCTAATTAGAATCATAATCGGTTTTGCGTCAGTATATTTAGTTGCAACTGGATCTAGAACAAATGAATCTGAATGTCTTAACTGTTTTACTTGTTCTATTACATCAGAATAGTTTGCTCCAACATCTTCAATTTGCCATAAAATAAAAGCAAACTCCTTATATGTTAAGTAGTCTAAATCAAAAATAGCTCTTATAAATAAACATGGTGGTTCAATATCTGAATTACTAAGTGGTGATCCATAATTGTTTCTGCCAAAATTTGTTTTTTCAAGAGAATTCATTATTTCTTCTTGAATTTCCAAATAATTATCGTTTCTAATGGCATTATAGAATCTTATTCCGCTTTCAGTTATTTTTCTTCTTGATTGAGGATTACTAATATCTTCCCAAATAGTGAATCCAAAATATGAAGTTATTTGTGCCTTTTTTGTATAAGATGAAGAATATTGATCAGGCCCAATTAGTTCTTTTAGTTTTGTAACATACACATCATTTGTCATCCAGTCATTTGTTTCATTATATATTTGAAGGACTGCATGTATTTCTGATAAAACTGCACTATTTTTTGGCATTACTATTTTCCCCATTTTTATCGCTCCTTGGTTGGAAATTTATTTATTAGTTCCAACATAATTTTTTTTACCATTAAAGGTGGTATTCCCTCACCTATAACTTTTCTGATAAATGTTTCATTGGAATCTTCGGGAATATTCCAATTTTCAGGCAAAGACATTACTATAAAGATTTCATGCAACGTTAATACTCTTGGATCCGAATATAGTGAAACTTCATTTTCGGTATAAAGCCTACCAGGATGAACGCATGCTAATGAGGATATTACACCGTTGTTTTGTGTGATTGTTCGTGAAGGTTTATTCCAATTCATTCTGCGATAATGGTTATGATGTGCAATAACTCTTTTTCCATTATCTTTTTTGGGGTAGTAATATTCGTTAAATGTGGCTGACTTACCAGTCGGAGTATGCATCATCCATTCAACTTGTTTTAACGAATGCTTTGGAGGTTTATGCCATTTAGATACCTTAAGTCCAAGTTCTCTCTTTAAAATAAAATCAGGAAATATTTTAAGAGTTAATTCTAACCCTTCACGCAAAAGTGGATCTAATGATGGGAGATCTCCAATAACATCTTCAAGTGTGACCTCTGGTTCCTTTTTTGGGAATTCCCAATTTATATTCAAAGTTTTTCTTACAAGCAAGAAAATATTCCTTTCTCGTAACTGTGGTACACCATGATCCTTTGCCATTATTAACGAGTCTTTATTAAAATTATACTCCAATTGTAATTCGTTTTTTATATAATCTGGAATTAAAATTTTTTCTCCATTTACTTTTATATAAGTTATTAGGTTTTTAGGAACATTTTCAAGAAGTATGTAATCAGGTTTTACTGCTTTAATTACATCAATTGCATAATAAATTAGTTGATTTCTTACATCATCAGGATCTCTGTTTCCAGCTTCACTCATTCCCTGGCATGGAGGAGTTGCAATGACAAAGTCTACTCCATTTTTTAATGCTTTTTCTATAATTAATTGTCGAGTTGTATCATTAGTTATATCGCCACAAATCATTTCAGTTTTAGGATATAAGTGTCTGTACAAGTCAGCTCGTTGTTGGTTCAATTCATTAGCAACTAATATATCTATACCGATTTCCTCAAAATATGCTTCAGCGATACCTACATTTGCAAACAAGGATAAACCCTTGATTACTCCCATATTGCACCTCTTAATTGTTCAAAAACTCTTCTAGTAAACAAAGGTGGAATACCTTCCCCAATTACAGATCTTAAGAAAGCTGCAGGTGTATTTTCTGGAAGTGGCCATTCGTTTGGTATACTACTGACTAACATCAATTCGTAAACTGTTAATGCTCTAGCATCACTATAAATTATAGCTCCACTCTGTGTAGTTCCTATAGGTCTTCCAGGGTGTACGTTATTCTGAGATGAGATTTTTCGATTGTCCATTGTTACGGTGTAAGCTGGAATATCCCACTCTTGTCTCTTGTATGTGTTCTTAAAACCTTTTACAAACTCTCCGTTGTCTTTCTGTGGTTTATATTCAGGTTTATTATCAAATGCCGTTTTTCCTGTAGCAGTATGCATCATTACCTCTACTTGCCTTCTAACATGAGTTGGTGGGAAATGCCATTTCGATATCTTATGTGCTGCTTTTGCTCGTTCTTCATAATTTGGAAATAACTTAATTAACTCATCATGACTTATATCCTTTATGTGAGGATCTAAAGGAGGAAGATTTCCTATGGCATCTCGCATCGTGACAATTTTGTCCTCTTTAGGTGGTACAACCCATTCATATGGAACATCAGATCTACTTAAAAGTATGATTGCTCTTTCTCTTGTTTGAGGGACCCCATAATCCTTAGTGTCAATTTTATAAGTGTTAACTCGATATTTTCTACCTAATTCTTTTTGAATAAATTCTATAATGTTAATTTCTTCATCTTTGTAGTTGATTGATGTTTGAAATAGTAAAGGAACATTTTCTATAAATGCGTATTTAGGACTAATTTCTTTTATAAGTTTAACTACTGGAACAATTAAGTCATTTCGTTCATCATCTTTTTCTTGTCGTCCAGCAGTACTCATTCCTTGGCATGGAGGAGTAGCCATAATGACATTAACACCTAGTTCATTACTACGCGCAATTAAGTACTCTTGAATAGCAGTACTCGTAATATCTCCAATCTTCATTTCAGTTTTTGGATATATTTCTTGATAGAGTTTTGCTCTTCTTTCAACAATTTCATTAGCAAGAACAACATCAATACCTATATCTTCAAAAAATGCTTCGGCGACTCCAATGTTGGCAAATAAAGAGAGCACTTTTGCTCCCTCAATTTTTGATTTTGTCCTGTTTAATTCACCCTTCTTTATTTCGTTTCTAATATAATCAGTTAAAAATTGATTAATGTTGGTTCTTCGCTTTGCAACCAATACTTTTAACTGTTCATGTTCATCTTGTGATATTCTGACACTTATTCTAGGGTCTTTCATGACTACACCTCATCTGTAAGTTATTTTAGTTCTATGTTATCACAGGATATGCATTAAGTCAATCTTTGAACGCCAAAACGCCAAAACGCCATTTTATAGCTTTTTTCTGCTGAATTCTTTTCTTGCACTCTCCATTGCTGTTATAAAGTATCCATACTTATTTTCTATCGGCTCACTCTTTAATTTCCAATTTTTTATCCGTTCTTTATTTCGATAGATAAAGTATTGAACATAGAGTTTGTAATCATCAAATTCAAAACCATTCTTACCTATGAACTTATTGAAGAAGTTGTCATACCTGAAAAACTCCAACTCATCAGTTTTCGTTAGATATCTTGCATTCACTAAGTACCTGGTTAATACATGATTCTTAGAAAATGCTATTTCATCTTCTAGCTTGCTACTTTTATCTAATTTCTCTAATATATCTGATTTATCTAATACATCCTTTACTATAGTGTTGATATCAAAACCTTTAATATATTCTTTATTATTGGGTGTCATTTTGTCATCGGTTAAGTGACATTCTGACACTGGTTCTTTTGACATTTTGTCATCATCCTTGTGACGTTTTGTCATGGGTAGTGACATTTTGTCACTAGTGAATTCATTTGGGATTATTTCAAATGAAACATATTTCACATGATTTTTGTAATACTCACTTTTCTCAATCAGTTTTTTTTCAATTAGCAAGTCAATCAATCTAAAAACTTGTCTTCTTGATATATCTAGTCTATTAGCCAAATATTCGATGGATCCAAAGAATCCACCTTTTGTATCTTGGGAATAGGAAAAAATTAAGGCATAGAGCCTTAATTCGCTTCCCTTTAATCCCATTGTAGTCATCCAATAGAATTCAACTATAAAGTGATTTGCTGGTATCTCATTCTTTGGCATTAATCTCACCTACAAACAAAGTTTTAAACATTTCTTTAAGTACTGTAACAACAACAGAGTTTCCAGCTAGTCTATATAGTGCTGTTTCACTTATTTTGCCATCAACTCTCATGAAATCATAATCACTCCATCCCATCAATCTCCAACTTTCTTTAGGAGTTATTTTACGGATTGATATGAGTTCATCTTTGTGAACAACAACTCCTAAATCACTGACAGATGTCTTCAGTGTGGGAATCGATTCTTTTTGCACTACACCACGCTTTTGATGAGGTCTGTTGATGTAGATGCCATCTCCTACTTGGGCAGTTGTACTGCCCTTTTTTGTCGCTTCTGGAACGATAACAAAGTTATCCGTTGGAGTCGATCCAGTTCTAGTTGTGATTGTCCAAGCATAATTGCTGTCTTTGTCGTGAGGTCTGAACCTGGTTGCTCTTACAAATCCATTTCTATTTTTCGTATCTGTATAGTATCTAAACATTTTTGGAGAAACAAAGTATTTCTCATCTACTTGATCATCTAAGTATTCACTCAACTTTTTCGTTAATGGTAACTTCTTTGGAAATACATACTTCTCATTCCCCATAATTGAAACGAGAAAAAGTCGCTTCCGATTTTGAGCGACACCATAATCTTTTGCATTCAACACATCGTAATAATTCTTATATCCCATTTCTTCTAGGATACTTAGCCATATCTTGAAATGCTCTAAATACCGTTTGCCAACTAGGGTTGGAACATTTTCCATGATCAAGTACCTGGGTTTGTATTCAGCTGCATGAAGCAATCTTTCGATTTCCCACAATAAACTTGATTGTGTCTTAGATTCACGATCCATTCCTTTCATCTGCCCTGCAATAGATATGTCAGTACAAGGAAACGAATAGCACCACATCTCTGCATCAGGAGTTCTTCTAACTCTTCTTATGTCACCAAGCACATTCGTTCTGCCATGAAGTATTTGATACGCTTTAATGGCATTCTCATCTATCTCTGAAATCCCAACAACTTCATGTGGGATATTTATTTCTTTTAGGGCTTGGTGATATGCACCAATGCCAGCAAAAAACTCTATAATTCTTAGCATGATTTTTTCTCCTAAAATAATGTGAACGGCAATCAAAAACATACTTAGTCGTTTTGTCCTACAAAGGGTATATACATGGTAGTCCTTGTCCTACGAAAGGTATGTTTACGTTGCCGTTCACTACTGTTATGTGTCGTTATTTTTTGATACTGTTTTTTTCGTTTTCTAAAGAATTATCGGCATAAAATTTGTCGAGATTTTCTTTGGTGATTCGGTAGTTGTTTCCGAATTTAAATGCTTTAATCTTACGTTCTTTGACGTATCTTAAAACAGTCTTTCGTGATACTTTTAAGTACTCTGCAACTTCAGTTAATGTAAATGTTTCATTCATAGTTTCTTACCACCTAATCTGTTATCGATAATCTCTTCGATGAGTTTGATTCCACTTTGTAATACCAGGACACTTGTTTGACTAATATACTTATCTAGTTTGGATGATGACAAAGTGATCACTCTGAAGTAATTCTTATCGATGAATGTTTTCTTGGGTTGATTGTGTTCATCAAAGATACCAGCTTGTCTAAGGTGTTCTGCAATGATGGATGATGGAATCGGTTTGGAGTATTTGAGTGCAGTGCTGATGTTAACAAAATTAACCGGTGCAATCTTGGTTCCGTAGATGTTTTTAACAATCTTAATATAGGGTTCTAGTTTTCGTTCTTTCGTTTCAAAGGATAATACTTTAGTCATAAGTTCATTACGTTCTTCAATAAATTTTTGAGCGATTTCAGGATGATGAAAGTCATTGGTGGTTAATCCATCAAAGTTCTTCTCTTTTTCATATTTGTGTTTACTCACTTCATTAAAGAAATCTAAAGCTCTCATGGATTTGGATATTTGGAATAATCTTTCAAATGATTTGTAATCGATGAAGTCAGCTTGCTTTCTAGTTGCCGAAACATAACTGACATCAAATCGTGTAATGGAAACAGTATCTTCTTTTACATCTTCACTATTCTTATCTAGCCCAAATCCTTTCAGTGCATCCTGAAGGTGAATAAAGAATTCATTTTCATGGTATGCAACGAAGACGTTTGGAAAGTCTTTGAGATAGAGAATATAGGCTTCCTTGCTATTCATTCGGCTTCTCCTTGTTGTTAAATAGTGCGTTGCTCACTATTTTGTTTGTGTTGGATTTCATTCCCTCAACCATATGGCTATAGATCTGTGTGGTTGAGATATTTTTGTGTCTGAGTGCTTCTTGTGTTTGAAGAAGTGAAGCACCTTGGATTAATGCTGTTGTTGCAAATGTATGTCTAAGACTATGTACTGAATATGCTCTTGAGTCATATCCAATGGATACCAATAGTTCTTTCACACAATTACGAATCGATTTCGTAGTTAAACGACCTTGCTTACTAGCTCGCACTTGAGCAAGAAACAATGGTGTCTTACCATTATCTTTGATTACATAATCTTGATTGATTGAATTAATATAATCAGTAATTGCATCAAAAGCATTGGTTGATAACTTGACATAATCTGCTTTTGAATCTCTTCCTTTTCCCTGGATGTGAAGAACATACTCACCATCGATCATATCGATATCTTCTACATCTGCACGACTAACTTCTATACTTCTTAAACCAGTCGTTAAGAAAAGAACCACCAACGCATAATCTCGTTTACCGATTTCATTGGTTGCGTTGCGTTTCGCTTTTTTAATGAGTTTTCTTGAATCCTTTATTGATAGTGGCATTCGTTTGAATGTTGTTTCTACTTTACATCCTCTAACTTGGTAGGAAATATCCTCATAAATACCCATAAACTTTAAGTATCTATAGAATCCTCTGATAACAACAATGTATTTTTGTACACTGGCACTTTCGTTTACTTTGAGCATTTCTTCTTTGAATGATATAAGATCGTTTCTAGTTGGTTCAAGAATGCCTTTATCTTCAAGGTAAGTCGCCCAGTTCCACAAAATGTTTCGATAACTATCCTTAGATATCTTCTTCAAATCGGTATAAGCAATATAATTATCGATTTCTAACTTAGTATTCATCTTCGTGTTCCTCTGTTAATAAATACCAAGGTTCTTTGGATAATCCTTTTTTTATTCGCTTTCTTTGGTATGCAGCCTCTCTTCGAACCAATTCTTCAACGCTTACCTTAAGCTCTCGTGCTAATCTCAAATAGAGAATTGCACTCATCCTATGTCCCCTGGTACCTGATTCCAATTGGTAATAATTTTTTCTGTCTATAAATATTCTTTTTGCTAAAATGTCGGTGGTTAATCCAGCTTTTAACTTGAGATTAATCAAATAACTTCTAGACAACGCTACTCTTTTTTCTGGTTGATCCTTATTATGCGTATCTACTTTCATCGGACACCTCCTATTGATGTGTCTATTGTAAGTGGTCAACAGCATTCATTTATTTATGTTTCATTGTCAATTAGTTATGTAATATCTAGATTAACATTTTTTTATGTTTTTATGTGTTTTTTAAATATTACATGATATACTTTAGTTAAAGTGTTAATTCTAATGAAACATGTTGGAGGTGAGATTTATGGCTATATATGATGGATATTCAAAGGGTTTGCTGGATAACATAGGTTATCGATTAAAGTTTTTACGTGATAAGCACAAAGTGAAAATTGATAGGTTATCTGAAGTTCTTGGTGTGACTCGAGTTCAGTACCATAAGTATGAAAAAGGCGAGAGTCAAATCAGTGTTGTAGGTCTCAAACGGCTTGCAGATTTTTATAATGTAAGTCTAGAGTTCCTTACAAATAATCATCTTGCTCAACTCACGAATGCTGTTTTCTTTAATGAGTATCAATTAGATCCATCATTTAAAGATGTTGTACGTGAAACAAAGGTTCACATTTCTGATGAATACTCATCCATTTACTTTGTTAAAGATGGTAACCATACTTATGTCTTTGAGGCAATTCAAGATTCTCCTGGTACCTCAGGAGTTTACTTCTATGAATATGATTCAAAGCGATACATGTCAAAAGTCATTCTTCCAACTCAAGTGCAAAACAAGCCTTTTGAAGCACTACTGTTCTTCAGTGATAGTTCGCACATCATCATACGCAATCGAACGGATGTATTCTTTATGGGTCGATTGATAGGTGAATATAAAGACGTTCAACCAGGGAAATTCATCAAAAGATAACGAGTCTTCAGTTTGACCACCAAATAAGCAAAACTTCTTTGATACAATAGCGTTGGTTCAGGAATGCCTACAGATCGTTTCTACAACTCAAAGCTGAGGTATGTAGAGATGATGACACTAACAGAAAATCGCATTTTATTATCAACAATAACCCTTCTATTTTTGAAGGGTTTTTTAAGTTTAGAAGAATATCTGAAAGTTTTCACAAAGATTACCAATAATCGATTTTTTAAGGTATAAAACAAACAAGCACGAAGGGAGCAATTAAAGTATGAAGACAATTGAAGTGATTCAACCAATCAACCGTTTTATCAATGAAGCAACAAATGAGGTCATTCGCAAAAAGCGAGTCGCTGCATATGCACGTGTGTCAACCGATGAAGACGATCAGATGAACTCCTTTAAATTTCAGATTGATGAATACACCAGTCGAATTCAGGCTAACAAGGACTGGGAGTTTATAGGTATGTTTTCAGACCAAGGCTTATCTGGTACACAAACGAAAAAGCGTCCTGAGTTCATGAAGATGATTGAACTAGCAAGACGCCAAGAGATTGATTTGATTTTAGTTAAATCGATTTCACGGTTTGCACGAAATACAGTTGACATTCTATCGCTTGTAAGAGAACTTAGAGACTTGGGATGCATTATCTATTTCGAAAAAGAAAACATCTATTCAAGTGATCCACAAATCGATTTCACATTGGCGATACTTTCATCGATTGCACAAGAGGAATCCAGGTCGATTTCGTCAAATGTTAAATGGAGTGTAGAAAAGAGATTTAAAGCTGGAAAGGCACACATACCAAAGATTTATGGATTTGACAAGAACGAACAAGGTGAACTGGTTATCAACGATGAAGAAGCCAAGACCGTCAGACTCATCTACACTCTCTTTCTTCAAGGGTTTAATATCAATGATATTAGAAAGGTTTTAAATGAAAGAAAAATACCAACTCTCAACAAAAAAGAGTGGCTCTACAATGGCGTTAAATGCATTTTAACTAATGAGAAGTATTGTGGTGATGCCATTCTGCAAAAGACCGTTACAACTGATTATTTGACTCACAAGCAGGTTAAGAATGATAATCTTGCTACAAAGTATTTCGTTAGAAATAATCACGAAGGAATCGTGAGTAAAGCTGCGTTTGAAATGTCCAAAACCATTTTTGAAGAGTCATCGAGATCATCTCGCAATCTGGTCACTAAGTATCCGTTAACAAATATGGTTTATTGTTCTAAGTGTCATGGTAATCTTCACAGACATCTAGTTAATTATGGCCGACCATCTGAAAGAGTTACTCTTGATTGTCGACACAATAGAATAGATAAATCTATCAAGTGTGACAGACCTTGGATTGACAACAATTTAGTTATTGAAACTATCATGGAATCCATCAAGCGTTTGCTTTCATCTGATGAAATCATCAATACATTAATGGATGAGTTAGCAGATGTTTCATGCAGTGAGGAATTAAGTGAGTTACTTCTTAAGAAAAAACAAGATTTGACAAAACTGATTCATCAAAGGAATACTGATGGAAACTTGAATCTCGATTCGTTTCTTCATCAGGAAAAATTCTTGAAGAAAGAAATTAGTAACCTTAAGAGACAAATCACTTCTTCTATCAAGAATGTATCATTAGCTGACATCTTGAGAAACCATTCTAGTGACATCATATCCAATGATTCACACTATTTGATTAAAAATATCTACTCACTGATCATCATGGATGTAGACAAAATAATTTGTGTTATTTCAAAGAAGTCTACATCTGATGAGTTAATTCTGCGTATTGATGAATTGATGAAAACCGAACCAATAATTCGAGGTTTCTATAAGGACTATGAACAAGAAAAAACTTTTGGTTACAAGGTGATCATACATGAGTGAGATTTATGAGATACCAGTTGATGTATCACATTTAATAAAAAAGAGAGTTGTCATTTATGCACGAGTATCTACTGAACTAGTTGAGCAAGAAACCTCTTATGAAAGGCAAGTTCTCGAATTAGCAAAATCTGTAAGAGATAACAAAGATTACAATCTTGTATGTGTTTACGCAGATAAGGAAAGTGGTCGCTCAATGAATAGACCTGCCTTTACACAAATGTTGGAACTCGTTAACGCTGGTGCGATCGACTTAATCTTGACAAAATCAATTGCACGTTTTGGTCGCAACATAATTGAAGTTGTTAATATCATCCAGGAACTAAGATTAAAAGGTGTGGAAATCTACTTCGAGAAAGAAAATCTTTCCACTTCTAATCCAACCATGGATTTTACATTATCACTTCTAAGTGCACATGCTGAAGAGGAATCTAGGCAAATTTCAATGAATACAATATGGGCATTTGAAAGTAAAATGAAAAGAGGTCTGAACACGACCTCTGGATTATATGGATATTCTATTAAAGGAGATATCTACACGATTATTGAAGATGAAGCGGTGATTGTTAGAAAAATCTACTCATGGTATATCTTGGGTCACTCATATAAAAACATCATTCAATATCTACAAGATATGAGAGCATTAACTCCTTCTGGTAAAGATAAGTGGAGTCAAAGAACACTAGAAGATATACTTAAGAATGAAAAATATGTTGGTGATATGTTACTGCGAAAAAAAATGAACGATCGAATCGTAAGACCAGAGATTCTTTCAGCGTTGAACCTAAATCAATACTATGTTAGTAATCACCATGAACCTATTATTACTAGAGAGACTTGGAATGAAGTACTAGATTTGAGAAAGAAAAAAACTAAGTTTGATGGTAAAGGTAAAATCTTTAAACTTAATCCTTATGCCTATTTCTACTATTCTCAAGACTTTAATAGACACTTCACTTATTACGTAGAACGTCACAAAGGTAAATACGAAGTTCCAACACTAATATGTAAGTGTGATTTAGGAAGATTTGCTTTTCGAAACAATGATATTGAGAATGGCATTTCGTTAGCTGCATCACATATTATAAAAAACAAAGACAAAATAATGGAACATATAAAACACCAAATTGCACCAACATCTTTACGCTTAGCAAATCAACTTGATGAGTTATATTGGGGAATTGAAGATAGATCTGTCAATGAACAAATTAATAGATATTCAATAATCTCCGACAATTTATCTAAGTTGCACCGAATTAATGAGGTTGAAAAACTAGTCACAGAAACTGTTTATCATTCAAAGAAACTTGCTGTTGAGCCAAACATCGAATTAATCAAAAAAGTCTTTACAAAGGTAATTTTTACTGGTTTTAAAGTGCATTTAATTATTTCCTTAACTAACGATGACTTCAAGGTAATTCCTGAAAATAAATATCTTATACACTCATACCGAATTCCAATTATCTATAAATACAAGCATAGTGAGTTGGAGTTCAATCTTTATATATGTTAGTTCGGAACCACATTACCCCTTGTATCTATGATTGAGTTGAAGTTCGGAACCACATTACCCCCAAATTAAATATGTCACTTTCGAGAAAGCAAATTTGCTCTCGGCACGACTCGATAAAAGAAAAAGACCCTATTTCATTAGAAATAAGGTCAATTTCATTAAAATATCGCTATTATCCCCTGGTTTTGGGGAGTAATCAAAGATAACTTTGGTGCGGTTGATGGGACTCGAACCCACACACATTGAAGTACTACCCTCTGAAGATAGCGTGTCTACCAATTTCACCACAACCGCTAAAAAATTAAATATTCAACAATAAAAATGAATCTTTT